TCCGGACACGTACGTATATATAAATACGTCGACGCTTCATGGGTCAAAATGGGTGAGGATATCGACGGAGAAGCAGCCTTTGACGAATCAGGGTATTCAGTCTCTTTAAGTAGCGATGGAACAATTGTTGCGATTGGGGCTATATTGAATGATGGTAATGGCACCTATTCCGGACACGTACGTATATATGAATGGAATGTTCCTTCATGGGTCCAACTTGGTAATGATATCGAGGGAGAAGCAGTCCGCGACTATTCAGGACATTCAGTCTCTTTAAGTAGCGATGGTTCAATAGTTGCGATTGGGGCTATATGGAATGATGGAAGTGGAAACGATTCCGGACACGTACGTATATATAAATACGTCGACGCTTCATGGGTCAAAATGGGTGAGGATATCGACGGAGAAGCAGCCTTTGACGAATCAGGGTATTCAGTCTCTTTAAGTAGCGATGGAACAATTGTTGCGATTGGGGCACCATTGAATGATGGAGAAAATGGCACCTATTCCGGACACGTACGTATATATGAATGGACTGATCCTTCATGGGTCAAAATGGGTGAGGATATCGACGGAGATGCAGCCGGCGACCAATCAGGATATTCAGTCTCTTTAAGTAGTGATGGAACAAGAGTTGCGATTGGGGCTATATTGAATGATGGAATTGGAGAGAATTCCGGACACGTACGTATATATGAAATAATACCCCCAGATTATTTATTAGAAGTTGATGGTGATATTTCAATGAATGGTAATTTGACAGTGAATAGTTTAACGACATCAGATGTAACAATTAACGGCTCTCTAAACGGAGACTCTTTTATTCGTAATATTGCTATGGCTAAAATCAAAGAGGACGGAACAAATATCAAAGCGATAGGTTGCACCATCGAGTTGAAAGGGGACGGACAATATGTCTGTCTATTAGATACAACAAGACCTACTAACAATTATTGTGTCCAAATCACAATTATGAACTATCAGGCTAACGCATTAAGCAATGCGTTAGCACAAGTGTATAATAATGGCCAGACAACCTCCGAATTTTCTTACATCATACAAGTAAACAACGTTTACCAAAATATAAACCATTTTGTGTTAGTTGTTGACACAGATTAGTTGAATGACTATATTTTAAAGTTACCTAAGTTCACATGTAGAATGACATTAATAGTTTGTAAATTAGATTCTATTATAATCTTATTAGTTAAATAATGTGAATTTATATGACACTACGATTGCCCCAAGATATATATTATGATACAGAAGAATTAAGACATTTAGTAAAATTAGGAAAAGGAGCTAAACCAACCAAAGATAAACCAAATGTAGATGAAGACCCAAGTATAGACCCAGATTATTCAAACTGGGGAGAACCAGCGAGTGTAAATTACATAGGATTAATACCTTATTTAGTTAAATCGATTCAAGAGTTAAATAATAGAATAATTGAATTAGAAAAAAAAACAGTATAATATTAAATATGTGGATGCAATCACAATTTATCAATGTATTTCGAGAAATATCACATGAAGAAGAAAAAGTAGAAGAAATGATACCAGAGTATTTTCAACCCCATTACCAAGACCTGATACATATGAATGTAACAAAAGAAAATTATAAGTATTTAATAGAATTATGTGATTTTTTACATGTAACGAATGTAGATATAATAATAGATAAAATAGTAGACGTATTCGATGATATCAATATTATATATACATTTGAAAATTTTTATAAAACTTATTCACAGAGATTAATCCCGATGGATAATGAAACATTAAAGAATGCAATAACACTTTGGATAATCAATGACAAAGAATGTTATCGTCAATATGGGTTTTCTTCTTTTTGGGATGTATCTAAAATAAAAAAAATGGATTATTTATTTAAAAATTCTAATTTTAATGGAGATATTTCCAGATGGGACGTATCCAATGTGATAGATATGTTTGAGATGTTTTTCAATAGTAAATTCAATGGAGATATTTCCAGATGGGATGTATCCAATGTAGTACATATGAGTGGAATGTTTAATTTAAGTTTGTTTACGGGCGACATATCAAATTGGAATGTATCCAAAGTAAAATATATGAGTGGAATGTTTAAAGGTAGTTTATTTAACAGTGATATTTCCAGATGGGACGTATCAAATGCTATATTTATGAGTGTTATGTTTAAAGAAAGTTTATTTAACGGTGATATTTCCAGATGGGATATATCAAAAGTAAGATTTATGTGGGGGATGTTTTTATATTCACAATTTGAAGGAGACGTTTCAAAATGGAATCCTAAGAACCTATGGGAAGGAAGACATATGTTCTCAAATCCAAAATTTGCGAACGACATAAAAAAATGGGATGTATTATGTAAAGATATGATTGTCAAATCGCCCCACACTTTAACAAATTCATAAGTTTATAGTGTTTTTTTGTTTTTTGGTGGGCGCGTAGATGCGAATGATTCGGCATAGTTTGTATCAACGCTCCACATTCACACTTAACCTTAATCTTTCCTCGATTATACCATTTTTTTTGTAAATTTTTGACTTGTACTACTTTTTGTTTTTGAATCATTTGAATTAAATCATAGATTTTAAAATTGTAGATTTTTGAAACTTCCGACATCTTATTTTTACCACTCTGTAATAAGTATATTTTCGTGATTTCATTTCAATTTTTTTTCAATAGTTATTATTTTGTCGTGTTTTACAATATTAGGCAAAAGGTCTTTATCTATCAGGTCTTGGGAAATTACAGTATGTCGACGTCCAACACGCGAACGTCTTTCAAGTTCAACCATTTTTTTTAGAAGTTCATCAAAATTATTTAGAAAACGAGTTCTCCACATATAAACATTTTAAATTTATTTTTAAGTGATATATTTATATATGAAATATTTGTGCGCTGCTTGTGATGTTAAAACCGACTTTAAAAAACCTATAATATTATCAAGTGACTTGAAACCAAAATGGTTACAGGAATTTCACTATGTCTATAATTTTATTGAAAAAAATAAAAATACTTCTTTTAGAATGGATAATTATGATCAGAAAATAGATATTCAAATGGGAGTGAAAGATAAAAATTGTTATATGTTATATTGGGCTTCGAAACCCACGACAAATGAATTATTAATTCAAGATGCAAAAACAGCGTATGGTAATTTTTCAAATTATGGTATATGTAAATTAAATGACGAGGGAAAGGGAAAATTATATTTTAAAACTCCTCAAAATTATCATACCGTCAGAAAAAATAAAAATATAAAGGAAATATTTTACAGACATATTCATTTTGTATTATGGAATGGCGAAGGATGGGACAAAGAAAAAATATATACCCAAGTTCTTTATTGTAATATAGAAAGTAATATATTAAAAAAACACATGCGTAAAAAAGATAGTGTATTATTAAATACATTACCATCAAAATATTACGCAAAGGAACATATACCAAATTCATATAATTTACATTTTTCAGAGGTAAAGATGATGAAAAGTAATGATTTAGAAAAATGGATGAAAGATGTCATAAATCATAATTATAAAGTGATGATACCTTTTATAAATAAATATAGTATATTTGAAATACCGATTATTTTATATTGCGCACATAAAGATTGTAATGCTTCTGAATTATGTGCTATTGAATTATATAAAAAAGGATTTGTTAATATACGTTTATATGAAGGAGGAATGAAGTTGTATTATCGAGATTTTTAGTATTATTAAATGATATAATGTTTTATGAATGTTTTTTTAATATGGAGAATGAAAATTTTGAATATAATTTACAAGGTATTGAAATTAATTTTTTAGAAGAAGATTGTATTATATGTTTGGTGAACAGTAACACATTAGAAAATCCATTACGAAAAGGAAGTGAAATATATGATTGTTCATGTAATTATAATGTTCATATAAAATGTATTGAAAATTGGAATGAAGTTAAAAAACAACAAATATGTTTACAATGTAATAAGATAAAGCAAATAAAAGAAGAAACAGAAATAAATTTAAATCGTAAATTATTACAAATTATAGCCGTTTCATTTTGTATAATGATTACAATTATATATGTTTGTAAAAAAATAAAAATTGAAGAAAAAAATGATGAATAATTGTATATAATGTTCGAGATTGTATACAATATTCTTTTCAACTCCATGAAAAAAACAGCCAGGGTTCCATTAGGTAGATGGGACTATACAACAAATACATCAATTAAATCGCTTTTGGCGAATATTGATTCTTGTGGTGATATTCAATGTAAAAATATTAATTTACCACGAGCAGCAATACGTTCTGTTATAAATGAAAAAAAATAAAAACAATTTTATATCTATTTCATATTTTTCTCATGAAGTATATAAAAAAATTGATTTACGATGATACTCTATAATAAGTATAATGGCGTACTACATCCCTCAAGAAGTATGGGGCGAAATCATGAGTTATTTTGTAAAGTCAATTGAAAATGAATTAAACGATATCTCGTTAAATGCATTATATAAATTACATAATACATATAGCGAAAAAATAATATATACTGCGTTATCCACAAAAATTTCAATGAAAGAAAGGCGGTTTACCTTGATGAAACCTATTATACTATTTCACCATAAAAATCGTAATCTTCATATTGAAATATATAATTTCAAAAAAAATTTAATGATTGAAAAAAATAAACAGAAATGTTTTAATTGTTCTTCTTATCGAGTTGGTAATTTTATAAAATATAAAAATGAAGTTGGAATCGTTGATAAAGTATATAAATCAAGTATTCATTGTATATTCTATTCATTTCAATATTCGAGATATATAAAAAAAATTATTCGTGAGAATATCACTATTCTAAATTAAATTGATTTATAAATGAACTATCGTTTGAAACAACAAGAGATATTTACACCTTGGAAATTTAAACGCCGACTTTATAGATAGTTTTTTCTTGTCTTATTTTTGGTTTATTGTTTTGGACTCTCATAAACTATCTTAAATATATTATTAAATTTTGATGATTATTTTTAGATAGATAATACTGAACTGATGTAATCTATAGTCTTCGCTTTGTCTGGTTGCATTTGCTATAGTATTATATCTTATAATTTATTATTTCGCCATAATCCTGTACAAATGTGCATTCCGTAACACCCATCTTTTTTTAATCCTTCTATATATTGATTATTTTTTTTTGTGGGTGGATGAAATAAACTTCTGTTACTAACACAAATATCATCGTTTATTTTAGAATATTTTTTCCACATAGCAAAAACAAACATAGGTCCTGTCCCTAATACACTACCATCTATATTTTTGTCTGTATTATAATCAAATTTTGTTCGGTCAATTGTAAATAATGTATCCATTAATGACTTCCAATATGGATGGTTCGGCTGAGAGGCAAAAATACAATTACCTAAACAAATAGGATTACCATTTTCGTCTTCTCTATTACATGGTATAACAACTTTTTCAATTAACAAATCAAATGAATTAAACATTAAATAGTCCATATCTGTATATAACCCACCATATTTATACATTAAAAAATATCTAAACATATCTATTTTCATAATCATTCTTGGCAATTCATTAAACTTGTCATAATATTCTGGAAAATCGTTTTTCATTAACCTATCCATATCCTCATCTGTATAAAAACGATATTCAAAATCAGGATGTAATCTTTTAATTTCTATTTGACACATTTTATATGTTTCCGGTAAATTATGATTTTTGTATGTTTGATGAATAATTTTTGGTATAGTCATTATATAGATAGTTATAAGTAATATTTTATATTTAAACTTATAATACGCGTTTTAAATTTCTAAGTGTAAACCATATACATAATGATTGGAAAGAATATACAAATGAAAATGTTATAATATGTGAAGACAAAATAAAAAAAAATATTCGCGAGAATATCACTATTCTAAATTAAATTGATTTATTGATTTATTTTTTTATTTACAGCACTATGTTTGGAACAACTATAAAAAAACTAAAAGATATTTATTCAGTCAATGACAAAATCATACAAAAATTAATTCATTATCATTTACAAAATCCAAAAATGATTTCTTATCATAAAACAGATGTTCCCATGTTTATGACAGATAAAATATATCTTCATATAGATTCATATTATATGGTTCATTTTACAGGGTCTTATGAATATAAAGAACAAATCATCTTCTTAAAAAATAATGAAATGTTAAGCCGGTGTAATTATAAATATATGTATAATTATATACACAGTGTAAAAATTATAACAAACTCATATAAATTCATAAAAAAATATCCGTTTTTACCAGTTGAACCTTTTCAAGTGAATTTTCAAAATAAATTAAAATAATAATTAACATAATAAATTAAATATTAAGTATATTTTTTATTTATAATGAACCTATCATTTGAAACAACAAATGATATTTTAAAACATATTTGGAATGATTGGAAACACGTAAATTTAATGAATATTTTATTTCTGTTGAAGAATTATACGATTGTATACATAATGATTGGAAAGAATATACAAATGAAAAAGTTATAATATGTGAAGACAAAATGAAATAATTTTGTGGTATTTAAAATAAACGTTGTAAAAACTGATAATGTGAAAAAAATTGAAATGAATAAAAAAATAGAGATTAAACCAATGGATTCAACAATGATGGCAAAGAAAGATTTATTTGGAAAGATTTCTGCTCTACTTAGTGAAGAAATAAGTAAAGAATTTATAAAATCAACTAAAACAAAAAAAGGGAATACACAAGTAAGTGAACGATTGGTCATTGAAAAAATTAGAGAATTATTGTTAGGTAAAATGCAGTTGACCTTCGATGAGGCAGGAAGCCAACAATCAAAAGATTTTAGAAATGTTGGTGGGATTGGTTTAGATATTGAAATAAAAAAAACAGATTCACCTACTGTATATTTTAACGATACATGTCCAAATGAGAATATTTGGTATGTAATTTTATTCACAGGAAAAGAATATAAAAGAACGCCTGAAAAAAATATCCCACCACAATTATTATATTTAAATGGAGAAGAATTTATAAGAGATTCGCCATGGATCCATGATTATATTCATGAGATTACATTATTAAAAAATAAATATGCCAGAGGAGAAGAAAAAAAAAAATTATCTGGTATTATGGAAGTATATCCTCGTCCTACATTTAAGGCAAATATTTGTAAATTTTTAAATAAGTAATTTCTTTACTATTTCAGTGATAAGTGGTGGTGGAACAGCATTTCCTATTTGTTTAATTTTATCTTTTTTGCTACCAATTAGTTTAAAATCTTTTGGAAATCCTTGAATCTGTTTTAACTCATCTGGTAAAATACAACGAAGATAATAACCATTTTTATTTTGTAAAGGAACAAATAGTCTTGGTTGATGATCATATGTACATATGATTGTTTTACTTGGGTTGCGAATATCAATCACCTCAGCATGAATTGGTGAAATTCGTTTTGAAAATGATAACAAATTTTTATGAACCTTATCACCATATTCTTCGTTCCGTGTTTTTGCTTTTAATTTTAAATAAGGATGTACGTTTTTTGATATTTCATTTTCATCATTTTCCATATTTTTTACAATACAATCATTAGGAATGCTAGTCATATCAAAATCTTCTTTTTTAATATGAATTGCCCCATCCATATTAAAATGAATAATATTTTCAAGACCAGGCAAATTATTTTTACCATCATTAATTGGAGGAGGAAATACATATGTTTGATTTAAATCTTTTCGAATTCCAACATATACTAATCTTTTACGCAACTGCGGAACACCATATTTTACAGCGTGACACACTTGATATGTAATATTATAACCTATTGTATTAAATTCATTTTCAATAACGTCTATATATTTTTCTCCTGTTGCCGTTTTTCGACTTAGTAAACCATCCACATTTTCACCAATAATATATTTTGGTTTAACTATTCTTGATACTCTGGCAAATTCACGAAATAATGTATTTCTAGGGTCATCTGGCAATTTTTTACCTCCTTGTGAAAAACCTTGACATGGGTGTCCAGCAAATATTAAGTCAATCACACCTCTATATTCTTCAAAAACTGAATCGGGTACAAGTTGGATATTGGTTCTATCTTTTATTTTTAATTGTTTTGTGTCCTCAATTAGAACTGAATTTGGAAAATTTAATAGATGCGTTTCAATCGCTGCTTTATCAAATTCATTAAAAGCAACTACGTCAAAACCTGCCTTTTCAATACCAACCGAATCTCCACCCATTCCAGAAAATAGACTCATTGCTTTAGGTTTAGATTCCATTATAATATATAATTTTAAAATATTTATATCAATTTATTTATACATCATCAATTATTTATACATCATCAAAATCAATATATAATTTTTCTTCTGAATTTTTCTTGAGTTTACCAACACGTAATGGATTTCCAGTTTTATGACCATCATATACAAAATTTGTTTCTTTATTAAGACCATATTTTTTCCCTTTTAATGTTATTTCTTGAAGTTTTAATTTTTCTTTTACTTTATTATGTTGTAACATGGTGTCATCATCATCTTCATTAAAATCGGGTTTATATGACATTTTATCAGGGTCAGAATCACCAAAAGTGTAGCATTTTAATTTTTCATCATTTTTGTTGGATGTATGTAATATACAATCAAAAGAGGATTCTTTAATTGCTGTTAGTAATGATTCTGAAATTTTTGTTTTTTCTTCTGATATTTCGAATAATGAATAATCTGTGGTAATAGGTGTTTTATCTTTTAAGTTAAACTTCCTCTTATCATTCAATCGTAATTCAATTGATGAATCATCATCAAGTTGGGCTTGTGAAAAGCGCATTAAATATAAAAATACATCCACTGTTCTTAATTCTTCTGGTAATTCTTTATGACTACAAATTCTTCTTGCTCTACCAATAACCTGTTCAACTCTCACTGGGTGCCAGTAAGGTTCTGTAATATGGACATATCTGACATTTTTTAAGGAGATACCTTCGGCACCAGATGCTGTAATCATAAATATTTTGGCAATTTCTCCATACATATTGTTTCTTGCTGTTAATTCTTTTAATATTGTTTCAGGAACTTGGTTCATATTTCCATTAAAAATATTTCTAAATATTTCTTTTTCTTCTGTTGTTTCTGTTCCTGTATATAAAATAAATTTGGGTTTCAATAAATCTTCATCACTCATATTCAAACGCCATTTTCCATTGTAACGAATCACCTGAAATTGAGCGTATCCGTGTGTTTCGAGTATAAGTTTTAAAATACCAATACCTTCAAGAGTTCTAAATTGACTATATATTAAATGGCATCCTATTTTTTTGGGGTCCTGAATATTTTTTAATATTTCTAAAAATTTTGGACTATATTTTGAGAGACCTTCTTCAGAAAAATAGATATCTTTATTTTCTTCCAGTTTTTGAAGCGCTTCTTCAATTTGTTTTTCATAATTTATATCTTCTTCTTCTGCGATTCCGGCTTCTTTATCATCTTCATTCATAAAATCTTCTTTTTTGGGAAGAGGACGCCGAATATCGGGGATAGGAAATACAAAGTTACAATAAGCTCTAGAGAAGATTCTATAGGTGGATGAAGATTCTTCATCAGCACCTTTCTTTAATTTTTTAGCATTTTGTTTTGATTGTTGTCTTTCTTGTATTCTAGCACCTTCATATATTGGAAATTGAAAATCACTCATTTCAATGCTAACCACATGGAAGTTTTCTTCTTTATTATAACGAGGCATAAGTGATTCTTGTGCACTTCTGAAATAGGATGTAAGACCAAGAATTCTTCTTTTAAACATATCTTCGTTCTTCATTAAATTTGTTTTTGTATCAATAAATTTTAATTTAAATTCTTCTAACGTATCTGGTAATAATTTCATATTTACAATATCTTCTTGTACAATTTGAATGTCTTTTTTACTTTTCAATAATCTACGAATATTTTCACCATATTCTTCATCGGTCATAAGATTTGTTTCATTAAAAGACATGCCCGCATATTCTCGCCCAGTTGCTTTAGAAGTATTATTTTTTTCAGATTTTACAAATCCAAATGGATTTCGTGTAATTGATAAAATCGATTTCTTAGGATTATAATCTATATAATCTGTAATTTTTCCTCCAAAAGTTTTTGAATTCAATAATTTTGAGAAATACGTAGTATCTATTTTTGGACCAACTACTTTAATTTTATAATTATATTGTTTTGTAGTTCCTCGTATTATATTATATAAGACTGCTAATTCATTTGGGTAATTAATGATGGGTGTACCACTTAATAATATAACTTTGGCATTTGTAGCATCCATTAAATAATTATAAAGTCTCATTGAAACACTATCGGGCTTGGATAATTTATTTACAATTCTACTTACAAAATTATGAGCTTCATCTATAATTATTACTTTGTTATCAAATGGATTTATTGAATTTTTTTTACTTAGTTTATCTATATGTTGTTCTCTTAATCCATTATAAGCAATAAATTTATATTTCATATCTATCATTTTATCAATTTGAAATTGTATTATTTTTTTATCGCTCGAACTTAATTCATCATAGTTTGATTCTTTATCCAAAGATGTCATCCATGCTCCTCCTTTTTCTTTTATAAATTCAAGAGGAAGGTATAAAACCTGAGATAAAGATTCTATATTTTCGTCGGTTTCTTCAACAAATTCCCAATATTGATTTTTTCTATAAAACACATCACCGCATTTCTTTAATTCTTCGAAATAATTTCTTTTTAAAGACGCAGGCGTCATTACAATAACTTCTTTATTTTCTTTCATACCTTCGGCAATAGCAATAGAAGAACAAGTTTTACCGCTACCTAATCCATGATATAAAAGAATACCTCGATAAGGTGTATATGTATTAATATAATCCCTCACAATTTGTTGATGAACCATAGTTGTAAAGGGAGCGTCTTCATCTACCTCGCAACTTGCGGTTTCTTGTCTTTCTTTTAAAGAGACTGTATATTTTCCAAATAATGTATTAATAAACTGAATAAATTTCTTTCTGTTATTGAGATAATAAGAACTTGCTTTTATTTTAATGGCAGCACTCTTTTTTGCTGGTTGTCGAATACCTCTTAATTCTTTTAGGGATTTTACTACTACGGTTTCAGTTTTAGTTTTTACTTTTTTAGTTTTTACTTTTTTAGTTTTTCCTTCTGGTTTAGGTTTAGTTGCTGCTTTTTTAGTTACCGCTTTTTTCGCTTTTTTTCCTAATGTTGGTGCTTCAATAGGAATTGGTGCTTCAACAGGGTTTTCTACAACTAAAACTTCTTCATCAATAACCGGGATTTTTTTAGAAATTGCTAAATTCTTTGTAGGATATAATGATTTTATAAACTCATTTCTATCAAAACTTGTGTCTAATTTTATTTTTATTTTTCTGTCTTGAGGTTCAAGTTCATCTGGTTCAAGTTCTTCCGCTTCAACGTCATCTTGTTCCACTTCAACATCAAGCGGTTTAACTTCTTCGGCTTGAAGCGCTTGTGCTTTTTTTTTAGGAACAATTGGTTTCACTTTAGTTGCTATTAAAATTGGTTCTATTTTCTTTGGACTTTTTTTAATTTTTGTTCTTTCAGTAAAAGACATTATACATAATCATTATACATTTTTTTTTTATTCGTGATTTATTAATCGTATAATATTATCACAAGCAATTTGTTCTGCCTTTTTTTTAATTTTATGTGTGGATTTACTTAACAAAATAAATATTTTATTATTTTGTTCTAATTCTTTTTTAATTGCTTCCAATGAGTTATAATTGGAAAAAAGTTCAGCTTCGTGAATGTCCACTGAATGAATATTATAACCAATACATAGATATAACCCCATACAAAATCCTGTTTCTTGGTCTTGTGAAATAATCTTATAATCAGGAGTTACCCTAAACTCTTTCTGTAAAATAACTTGTAAAATATTTTTATAATTATCATCCGTATTAATTAATTTTACCCAATCAATATGTTTTTCAAAAATAGTTTCTACGAATACTTGTGTCATTTGAAATCCAGGTCCACAAATAAAGACATCTTTAAACCAATTTTCTTCATCTTGAATAGATATATGATTAAAATCTAAGAAAAGCGCGCCTATAAATGCTTCAAAAAGGCATCCTAATTTTTTTAAATTGGTGCGTGTTTTTTTTTCTTCTGCGTTTTTTGATAATAAAATCCATTTATGTAAATTCATTTCATAAGAAAGTCTACCAATATGCTCATTTTTTACAATAGAAATTTTTTTTTCTGTCATAAACCCTTCATCTGATTGTGGAAAGCGTCGATATAAATAATATTTAGTGATGAGTTCTAATACACCATCACCAATAAATTCCAATCTTTCATTGGATTTACTTTTTAAAGGTATCATATTCTCAGGACATGGTGATATATTCACGTTTAATTTTTCATTTTCGATTAACGTTTTCTTTGTATATGAACGATGAACAAAAGCACGTTTATATAATTCTAAATTATTCACTTTTGCAGGAACGCCATATTCTTTAAGAATACATTGAATATCGTTCAATGTAATCTCAATATTTTTTTCATTATAAGGATTGAATAAAGTATCGTCGTTATCCATAATATATAATATATATAGTTTAATTTAAGTATTATTACATATTAATATTAATGAAATTAGTGATTGATTATAGAGAACATGATTTAATAAATGAAATAGATATACAGAAAAAAAAAAGTTCCAATTTTTCAACGATTGAATATGAAATAAGAAATTTAGATATTGGTGATATTTTAATCGAGAAAGAAGATAAAACCTATATTATTATTGAAAGAAAAACAATTTCAGATTTGGCATCAAGTATTCAAGATGGTAGATATACAGAACAATCCGCAAGACTTTTTTCTAGTAATTTACATCATCATCAAATTTATTATTTAATAGAGGGAAATATTGTCAATTATAATTCTAAATTTAGTAAAATTAACAATTATACATTATTATCGTCCATTATATCTTTGACTCATAGTAAAGGTTTCTCAATTTATAAAAGTACTGGAATCACAGAGTCAGCCATGTGGATTCTTCAAATGATACATAAATTATCAAAGAAGGATACTATTCCTTATTATAATAAAGAATCCCACAAAGAAAATGAATATGTAGATTGTATTAAAATTAAAAAAAAAGATAATATTACAAAAGAGAATATTTCGATTATCATGCTTTCACAAATTCCACAAGTAAGCATTCAAACATCTAAAATTATTTTTGAAAGATATAAAAATATTGATACATTAATTCATTCATTAAAAAAAGACCCAAGGTGTTTAGATTGTATTCAAACTGAGAAAAAAAGAAAAATCAATAAAACAACTATAAATAATATTTTAGAATATTTGATAAATTAAATATGTATGTATTATAATGGAATTGTTATATAAACTAATTCAACCTATAAGTTTTTTTGTAATTGTTTATTTGTTAATTGTAAAAGAAAATGAAAAAGAAGGTTTTTCTCTAGAAGGTTTTTACTGGTCCCTCCGCGTCTTTTTATGGAATGTTCCTTCCGCTCTTATTGTGCCTGGCAGTGCAAGAAAAGGAGGATTAAAAAACAACGGAAAATATATTATTCCAAAAGTATCGATACCGCCAACATTTAAATTATTAAAAAAATATATTATTAAACATATAAAGTATTATGTCCTCATATATATTTATGTATTCGAATTTAAATGGTTATCGGGGGAATTATTTTATACATCAAAAGCTTGGCAAGAGAAAGGCACAAGTTTATGGATGTTTTTTAAAGGAGGGGGTATTTTTATCAGCGATATATTTGTAGATTTATTTACAGGTTCTGAACCGAAGGGGTTTTTGGGGGTTATAATAAGATTATTATATTTAATATTTTGGTGGTTGTATTTTGTGTATTTTATTTTTCCTTTCTCTCTCATTATTTATTCTATCTGGATAGCGTGGTCTCTTGGGGCATTCTTGTTTGATATTATAATTGATGTAGTAAAACAATTGATGTAGTAAAACTTTTGGGTTAAACTTTTGGCAGAATAAAATTTTGAAGAATCATAAAATCCATTATAAAATAGATGAATTATATATGAAGAAAAAGAAAATTACATTAAATGATACAATCAATACAATCAATAAAAATAATATTGTATATGGATTTGTTATGATTTTTTTATCGGTTGCCTCAAAATATGTTGATTTTGGTTTTACCGCGACTCAAGAAAAAATATTAAAAAAATTTATAGCAAGAGAAGTTATTATTTTTGCCATTATATTTTCAGGTACAAGAGATATCATCATATCACTTGCTGTTACAATTACAATATCTCTTATATTTAAGTATTTCTTTGATGAAACAAGTCCTTATTGCGTTTTATCTGATAGATTAATCGATATATTAGATGAAGATGGTAGTGGTATTATAAGTGAAGAAGAACAAGAGAAAGCGATTCAAATATTACAAAAAGCACAATTACAAAAAAAAAAGAAAGTATAATATAATGGATAAATATAATATAATAATTAACGCTAGAATTAATGAAAGAATCATAGAGAATATAAATTTTACACCAAATAATATAATTTCTAATACTTTATTGAAAAGTAAAAATTTTATAAATCAATTGCAAGTTCCAAAAAAATATAAGGTTGACTTATCCAAGATAAAAGAAAATATATTAATTACTTTTTTTACAAAAAATGGTTTTTTATTGTACTACCATTATTTATTGAAAAATAAAATAAAGACAAAAATAGATATCAAAAAAAATATTAAAAAAAATATTTTTTCAATATTAAAAAAAATATTTGTAAAAGGATTAGAAATTCAACAATACAATGTAAAATATAAAATATTGAATGATATAGAAGAAGAAGATATAGATATACAAAATGAAAAAATTAATTTAACTCTTTATTTAACAGATAATAAATCACATAGCGTTGAAGATAAATTATCATGTAAAATAAAAAAACTAAAATTAGGTAAAGCATTAAAAAATAGTTTTCCTGGTGTATTTGACAGTTTTTTTAGTAAAGAATTATTAGAGTCAACAAGTAAAAGAAAAAAATTTTATGGTCAACCAAAAATATTTATTAAAAAAAATTATAATTATGAAAATATAGTAGCGGAACAACTTGCTGAGAGTTTACCAGATTGGTTATTATACAATTATTTTAAACAATATGCTAAATACAAATATATTTATTTTGATTTAATGATAAGAAACGATATATATATATTTAGAATATATTACAACAACAAGCAGATAAAAGATGATGATGAACATAAAGATGATATAGAAGATCTATATTCTATACAAAAACACTTTTATGAGACTATTACTAAGAAAAATCATAATTATATATTATATGCAGATTATACAGAACATCCAAATTCTGATGCCATGTTAATTGATACAGAAAAATATAAAGAACTGTTAAATAAATATAAATTAAATAAAATCAATACAAATAATAATGAATTGGAAACAAAAGAGAATTATTTAGACATTAGATCAAAATCGGCGTACAAAAATTTTTTATTAAAATTAATAAATTATCATATGACTAAACCTAAGATAAGAATAGAAACAATATTAGGCAACACAGATTACTTCTACCCCCTCCTATATATTTCTTTAAAAAAATTTTTATTTGAAAAAGATAATAATAAATTTAGTGATGAAGATAAAATCGCATTTAAAATGGCTAATCCATTACTTAAAAATAATTTTATATGGGATGAGATGACGACAATAAATATGACAGGCGGAGGCAGAAAGAAAATAATAAATAAAAAAACGAGAAAATTAAAAAAATCTAGAAAGTTAAAAAAATCTAGAAAATTAAAAACTTAATTGTATTTTTTCCTTCTCGATTTTTTCCTTCTTTTCGATTTTTTCCTTTTAGGATAAGGTGTATCACTTCTTATTGTTTTTTTACTATAGGATGGTATACCAGAAGAAAATAATATCTTTCGAGAAGGTATACTACTTATTCTCGAACTTTTACTATAGGATGGTATACCAGAAGAAAATAATCTCTTACGAGAAGGTCTACTACTTATTCTCGAACTTTTTAATAATGTATTGGATTTAGATTTTATAAATTCTATCATATCATTTGCACTTCTATTCCCTTTATATTCTTCTTCAATCTTTCCTTTTTTATTTACGAATACCATAAAGGGAACGCCTTGTGAACGCGCTTTTTCTACACATTCAGACTTCATTTTGTCATTTAATAAATGAACGTTTATATTTATTAGTTGTATAGGTAATTTTTTATTTTCTAATAATTTCCATTCGGGTTCCATGGATTGACAATGACCACAATTTGGACTATGAAATCGAATGAATGAATTTTTTTTTTTAATAATAGTATCTAAATTTCCTGTATTTTCTTGTGTTAATTCATACATAGTTTAATAGAAGAAAATAATATAATAATATATATGTTTAAAAATAAAATAAAATTAGTCACACTATTATTTATATTTATTTTAGGATTATATTATTATATAACTAAAAATTGTTATTCTTGTAAGGAAGGAGTAGGAGTATTGTTCGCTACAGAGTCCAAAATGAATTTTGAGTCATTTGAAAATTTTATGAGTGATAAAAATTGCCCCAATAAATTAATACAAAAGGGTGATTCTTTTTATTTATTTAATTCAAGACTTGCTAAGGTTCCAGGTGTAAATCCTGTACGTTTTTCGAACTTATCAGAATACGAAGAATACGTAAGTTGGCAAAAAAGTCAAGGAATTCATTGCCCTATTTTACATTTACAAGAAATATATGATACACAAGGAAATCCAGTGTATAAAACAAGAGACGTTCCGAATCATTATTGTAATGGAACCAAAGAAAATGAAGTGGATTATAATTTACCATATTTAAAATTGGAGAATCAACCCAAAACAAACGCACCTATGGACAAAATATATAATTCACAAGAAGACGCAATACAAGCAGGATTAATTACTAAATTTGATCCTAATATTTTTGATCCGCGTTATTAATTGACATTAACGGAACATACTAAGAAAACTTAGGGCGACAGAGGCTGCGGTGGCGTTAACGTACCAGGAGCGTCCTCTTGAACATGTGTGGATTTCTTCCGAAATAAAAATTTACTTAATTCAATTCCGGCCAATGCTTCTACAAAATTACTTTCATTAATACTTTCATTAATTTTAAGGATTAATTTATCTTCATTCTTATCATAGTTAGCCGATGTGTAAAACCCTTCTTTTTTTTTTAAATAATCCATATACGATTTTACTAAATAATAAGATAGTAATAATACCAAAATAACTAAAAGAAATTTATAAATATCGCCGATTCCGTGAGATTTTGCTTTTTTTGCCATATACTATAAGACTATATAAAATTGATATGCGAATTAACTTTTATTGAAATAGTATAATGTCTCGCATATGTCTCCCAAAAGAAATTATTCTTAAAATTATTCATTACGCACATCCTGTAATGAATAATGAAGACCAAGAATCAATACAAATTACATATATACATAGAAAAATAAATAGGTTAACAAAGGCTTGGTACCTTCTTAACGAAGTTACATGGTTCGAATTTATACATTTAAATACATACGAAGAAGAACGAAAAGTTATGAAATCTTTACTAAAGAAATGTGGTTGCTGTAGTCGTCATTGTCCGGATATAACTATTGTTGGTGACCGCACTACTAAAAAACGACATGAAAAAGAAACACTTTTTCTGGGGTATAAAATAAAAAAATGTAATTGTTGGTGTAGACATCATTATAGGAATATGGATTAAAATAATAGGTCCTTATCATTTATTTTTGTTTTTTCATGAATCCTAAATGATTTTTGTATATTTTGTTTTTTGCAATCCGTAATTTCTTTTGAATTATATATTTTTGTTAATAATAAATCATTCTCTTTTATAGGTTGTTGAAAGGATATATTTTGAATTGTTGTATAATCAATAAAACACTGAATCATATGATTTAATGGATTATTTTTATTAGTCGGTTTGACAGAACAATTCATTTTTTTATACTCGATATTCGATTTATATTTTTTTGATAGAACGAATGAAGTAACAGTATTTTTTATTTTTTCACTTGTATCAATAAAATGATTATCACAATAATAATTTTGAAACCCTGGATGATATAATGTGTCATTAAGAGGGTAATTAGGAATGGGGTCTCCTTGTGTAATATAACGTATAAACACCAATTTTTTTTTTTGAATCATTTGATTCATTTTATCCCTTGTTTTTCCATCCATAATTTTGATTGAACCATATGTAATACATATCATATTATTTACAAATGAATATAATATATCACTTTTTTTTATTTCATCTATAAATAAATAACTAAAAAGAGTAGAATACCCTCCACCTAGCGAATACCCCACGATTATTAACTCTGGTGTATTTATAAATTCGTTTAATAAGTATCTTAAACAACTATGTATAAGTTGTTGTTTATTCTTTAAAATTTTATATATTTCTTTTTGAAATGTACCTGATTTGTTTGTTGTTGTTTTTAAACTCATTGTCGTTTCAACATTTAATAAAGACCTGCTCCCTCTAAAACTTATAATAATTTTATTTAATACTTTATCAGCAATAATATAACACGTAAAATCATTGCTATCTTGGATTTTAAAAATCATTAAATTTTCATTTACTAAAAAAGGTTTATATTGTGATTGAATCGTGCAAATTTTATTGTCTTCGTCATTGTAATATCGGTGTGTGAAAATTTTATTTATATATTTTGACATATGAATCATTTCATTATTGTTGGTTGAAACCAAACTTTTAGTTTCTATTATATTTTTTATTTTTTTTCCATATTTACCTCTATGAATAATATTGTATAATAAATAAAAATTAATAGTTGTATCAAACGTAAGTCTACATATAACGGAACCCCACCACACTATGAAGGGTATGTCATTCATATATTACAATTATATTATTTAATGTACTATTTAATGTACCACGTTCGCCAAGCTAATTTATATTTTATATCATTTTCATATAATTTTGTTAAATCAATCGTGTTATTTGTGTAATCTTCTAATGCCATTTTTAGATGAACGCTTTGAATATAATTTTCATACCAATAAGGAGATTGTATTAAATGTTTAATTGTATAAGTATCATTTACTTTTTCACATACAATAATAAATAAAACTTCTTCCATATTTAAATTATTTTTCGGATTCCATAATAAGTAAATACCTTTATTCGGTTCTTGTACGTATTGTTCTAATTTATTGATTTTATCTACTGTTGTTGAATATAACTCATGTTTTGTATTAAAAGATAAATCAATATCACAATATACGTCAATATCATATAACCAGTTTCTACCTATCAGATTTGCTGTTTGTTTATCTACAAATTGAATATCTTTCGATTTTTTATTATGAGGAGTAAAAAATTTATTTTTATTAAACTGAAGAGCACTTGTCGAATATAATAAAAATAAAATAAATTTCATTCTATTATATAAATAAAATAATATTTATACCATAAAATAATATAATTAACTATTATGACTCCTTTACGCCTTTTATCATGGGTAGATATAAATAAATTAGACCGTTATTATTTATCACAAAATGTATTGGCTCCTTTATTCTTAGATATAGACTGGGATTGGTTTTGGTTATCAGAAAATAGGAATGCGATTCATATATTAGAAGAGAATTTAGATAAAGTGAATTGGGATTTATTATCTTTAAATAAAAATGCATTTTCATTATTGAAAAATAATAAAGAACACATAAATTGGAATCTTTTATCTTTAAACGTAAATATGGTTGAACTTTTGGAAGAGAATCAAGATAAAATTAATTGGATGTGGTTTTCTTCCAATGAAAATGGAGTTCCTCTTTTAGAAAAAAATGTAGATAAAGTGAATTGGAAAAGTTTATCATTAAATATAAATGCGATTCATTTAATAGAAGATAAATTAGATATAATATCATGGAAATGGTTATCTTGTAATAAGAATGCGGTTCATATATTGGAAAAAAATCTAGATAAAATAGATTGGGTGAATTTATCATTAAATGAAAATGCGATTCATATATTGGAAAAAAATCTAGATAAAGTGAACTGGAGAAATTTATCCTCCAATGAAAAAGCGATTCCTATATTGGAAAAAAATCTAGATAAAGTGAATTGGAAAATATTATCTTTAAATAAAAAAGCTATTCCTATATTGGAAAAAAATGTAGATAAAGTGAATTGGGAAAACTTATCGGAAAATGAAAATGCAATTCATATATTAAAAGAGAATCAAGATAAAATAGATTGGGAAATCTTATCGGAAAATAAGTCAATATTTGAGATTGACTATGATGAAATAAAAAATAGAACATCCATAGAAATATTTAAAGAGGAATTAATGCAAACGTGTTTTCATCCTCGACGAATTATATATTATTTAGAAACATATAATTATAATATAATGAATGAATATCTTGTGAATTATTCGTAATAATATTCATTTTCTTCATAAAGGGGGTATCTTGTATCTGTTTTTGCTTCTGTCTCTCTGTTATTTTTTGAGGCTTCTTCTTGATTTATTTTTAATTGTTTCGCATTTAATTTACAACCTTGATTAATAATGTAATTATAACTTATTGTCGAAACAAGAAGACCCGTTAACATAAACCAAATAAATTGTGATGTTATTTCTTTAATTCTTACGTATTGCCATAAAACTTCTTTATTTGATTTGCCATTTGAGTCAGTCTCGTTTACTTTAGAGGCTAAAGTAAGAAAAACACTATCACTATTAGAAGAATCAATTTCATTGACAAATACGCTCATATCGTCATATATTCTTTTTATAACAGATAATGCTTTGTCTGTATCATCTGGTTCGCTTTTAAATAATTTATCTTTTACAAAAGAAGAAAATCCAGTCATTAATAGAATAAGATAGCCAAATGTATTTTCAAAAGGTCCATAAAAATTAGGATTTAATTTTAAAATTATAATTAATATACCAAAAACACATACAAATGGTATAATAGTTGATGTAAAAACAATACCTAATTGTGGTTCATCACACATATAACTCGAAATATTTAAATTCGCAAGATATTGAGATATTCCTATAATACCTACATATACAGCTAATAATGTATCATCATTTATTTGTTGTAATTCATTACGATTACCGTAAGATGTATAATAGTATTTAGAAATACAATAAATAATTGTAAATATTGTAAATGTTAAAATACCTAACGAAGGATTTGGCATATCATTCATATATAAATTTGTTATAATTAAATATTATAATTTACTAATGACAAAATTAATGGAACCAGAAATAGTTAAAAAAATAGGGTTTACCTTAAGAAGTTATAAACAAGAAAATGAAAAATATAATATTTTATATTTAAATACTTTACTATTTATTTTATTGTTTGGTGTCATTGGTTTATTTTTATTTTATAAATATAAAGGAAAACCGACAAAAGAAGAAATACAAAAAAGGAAACAAAAAAATTACAATGAAATCATTCATTTTTCTAAAAAAATAAACATGTATCAAAAAGAATTTTTTAAGTATTAATAAAGTATATAATGGATGATATTCATAAAATAAATGAGTATTATAAACTTAAAAATAAATATGAAAAAACGATAAGGAAGAATAAGAAAAATATATTTAAGGAAGATATATCAGCGGCGGATAAAATTCAAAAAATAAAAAAATATCAAATGACATGTGTGAAATGTAAAAGACCAGGCGGTACAATATTTAAAAATGAAAATGGATTATTGATTGCAAAATGTAATGCAACCAGTAAATGTAAACTGGATATTGAAATAACAAAAGGAAATTATAAAGATTGTCGCGATATATATCAGGATTGTATTCAAGAAGAAAAAAAATTAGTCCAAGAAATTATTAAAATGAAATTGAATGTTTTATTTAAGTATTCTACTAAAACCATTATTGAAAAAGAATTTAAGATATTAAAAGAAACCTATGAAACGAACCATAAAAAAATGTTATATTATGAAACATATTATAAAAATATTAAGGATAAAGAAAAGAATAAAGATAAAATATTAACGAATGAATCTATGATAGAAGATGCTAAAAATGAATTAATGTTAGAAGATTCTGATGATAAAATTGTAAATCTTAATATACGAATTCAAAATTTATATACTGAATTAAGAGATTTAAAATATTCATTGTATAAACTAGAAAATGAAAATAATAACTATAGTTTAGATGGAAATACTATATTTTTCAATAAAGAGATTTTTAATCAATATGATTGTTTAATCCATAGAGAAGATGAATTAATATAATCTAATATATATGATATTTCAATATATAAATTTGCTTGTATTTTTCCTATCTTTTATAATAGGATTAACAATATTATATTTAAGTGCACCACGAAAAAGAAAAATAGTTGTTTACCCTAAACCAAATAAAGTAGAAAATGATATTGATTATGTAGATAACAATGATAATTGTTATTTTTTTGAAACAATAGAAACAAGTTGCCCAAAGAATGAATTAGAAATAAAAGATATTCCTATACAATAATATATGAGTTTTAAATTATTCGAAAAAAATGAAAATCAAATTATAATATCTATTATTTTAGGAATAGGATTAGCCGGAGCCTTTCGAAAGATATGTAATCGAGGAAATTGTATCGTTGTTACCGCACCAAGTAAAGATGAATTAACTTCAAATACATATAGAATGAATGATAAATGTTTCAAATATATTTCAAGAGTAAAAAAATGTACAGATAAGAATAAAAAAGTGAAATTTGCGTAATTTAAAGATTAAAAATTGGTTTATACAATATATGTCTATTGGAACAACAAATATTGATGAATTACCTTCGAATAGTGTAAAAAATGAAATCATTGAAAATAACAGTCATGATTACAATACATTAGTAAAAGAAATCCAACACGCGTCTTCTAATGGAAGTTTACAATTACCATCAAAAGATATACCAATGTCACAAGAACATATAGTAAAGGATGTAAACACACAACCGAATTATATCGAACCACCGAAAGAAAAGGATTATATAGAAGAAGAAAATGTATCAGCAGTAGTACCAGAGAAAAATTTAGAAACAACAACCGATTTTTTATTAGAAGAATTTCAAACCCCTATTTTAATTACAATATGTTTTGTATTGTTTCAAACCCCCCTCATAAATGATAAATTCGTTCAATTATTACCAAGTATGTTTAAAAATGATCTAAATTTAAAAACAAGTGGAATCATACTACAAGGAGTTTTATTTGGATTATTTTATTATTGCTTGAATCGTTCAATGTTACTATTTTTAGAATAGGTTTTTAATATAATATGTTTCAATATAAAAAATGGATATTACCAACAGTTCCACATGGTATTACTGATATAGTAGATTCCCCCAAAAAGACATTATTTGTATATTCTACATTAGCCCCAACAATTATGCATTTAAATGATGATGTAAAAAAGGTTGGTTTAATGATTTGTTCTATTTATCATATGAGAAAAGATGTACCATTCGGTATTCTAGGTTCAGTTTGTATGCATAATATATGGTTAAGTCATCCAGAAATAGCTGTATTATTTTTATCTTTTATACATACACCTAGACATTATTTAAGAACTTTAAAGATAAATAAAAAGAAAAAAATAATTTCAATCGTATCCTTCACTTGTTGTATGTTTTTAGGTCTTTCTCACGGATTCGATTTAAAAATGATAGAATATTTTGGGGATTATTGGTGGATATCACCAGCAATATGTCATATCATAATTCATGAATTTAAATAAATAATAAAAAGAAAAAAAATCACGGTAAAAATAAAAAATATTTTCTTTTTAAGGGATAACCATTGTTTATCTTTTTCTTGATAATTATAATTCATTCTATAGTTTTTTATAAAGGTATCAAGTGAAACTATGTCTTTTCCATTTTTTTTATTTACTTTGTTGTAAATAAAATGAACCCACTTGACAAATGAGTCTCTTGAATCTAAATAAGGTGATACAGGATACTCGTTTAATATACTTACAAACTGATTTCCCATTTTTTCTAATGGAAGAAATAAAGGAATATTTTGTATTAAATCATAATATTTCTTTTTACATTCTTCATTTGGTTTTTCAGGATAGGTCATTGAAATTGTCTGTAATACAAACCAATAATGAGGAAACCATATTTCTGGATTATATTCCATAAAGAATAATGATATAAAAATAAGAATAGTATAACTCTATCTATGGAATATAGTTATAAATTTTGTAATAATTGCGGGTATAACGGACATGTATTTCATCAATGTAAATATCCAATTACTAGTAATGGAATTTTAGCATTTAGATATAATAAGGAATATGAATTTTTTTTAGTTCGACGAAGAAATACTTTAGGGTTTGTCGAATTTATGAGGGGAAAATATAATCTACAAAATCTGAAATATGTTGAGAATCTCATTGATGAAATGACGGTGAAAGAAAAGAATGATATCTTGACGAAACCTTTTAATACATTATGGGAAGAATTATGGGGTACGATTATAGGAATTCAATATAGAAGTGAAGAATCTTCTTCGAAAATGAAATTTAATAAATTAAAAGACGATGTTAAATTAATGATTTTGAAAAGTAAAACAAATTGGGAAGAACCAGAATGGGGTATTCCTAAGGGAAGAAGAAATTATAAAGAAAATGATTTTATGTGTGCAAAGCGTGAGTTTTGTGAAGAGACTGGATATACCGAAAAAAATTTAATTTATATAGAAAATATACATCCAATACAAGAAATATTTACGGGTTCAAATTTTAAATCTTACAAACATAAATATTTTATTTGTAAAATTGAGTATGATACAATAAATCCAAAGTTTCAAGAATGCGAAATTAGTAGTTCAGGTTGGTTTACATACGAAGAATGTAAAAAAAAAATTAGACCCTATAATATTGAAAAGGTTGATATTATTAAAAATTTAAATACAATATTAATAAATTATACATTATATTAGTATAATACAAATGCCCACAACAAAGAAAAAAAGTTCTAAAACAAGTTCTAAAACAAGTTCTAAATATGATGAACTTCTAGATGATACTTATAACTTTTTATACCCTGAACTCGATGATCCTAATTTTAATGAAAAAATAGCAAAAAAAAAAGAGTTTTATGACACGCGTTATATATTACCAGTTTTAGATAAAGATGATTCAGAAAAAAAGAAAGACCATTTAACAGAGGATGAAAATGAATTAACAATAATATCAGAAAAATTATGTAGTTCTAAATTCGAATTAGCTCCTCATCAAAAATTTATAAAAAACTTTTTATCATTTCAAACACCATATAATAGTTTGTTATTGTATCATGGATTAGGAAGTGGAAAAACTTGTTCTGCGATTGGTGTATCAGAAGAGATGCGGGAATATATGAGAAGAATGAATATTAATAAAAGAATTATAATCATAGCGTCTCCGAATGTTCAAGAAAATTTTAAATTACAATTATTTGATGAGAGAAAATTAGAAGAAGTGGATGGCGTATGGAATATGAAAAGTTGTACAGGAAATTCATTTATGAATGAAATGAATCCGTTAAAAATGAAAGGTTTAAAAAGAGAATCAGTGATAAAAAACATAAATAAAATAATAAAAACAAATTATTTGTTCATGGGTTATATTGAATTTTCAAATTATATAGAAAAAAAAACGAGTGTAAGTGATGATATTCCTGAAGAAGAAAAGAAAAAATGGATTGAACGTAAAATAAAGGATGAATTTAATGGTAGAATGATTGTGATTGATGAAGTTCATAATGTTAGAACTGGGGATGGTGGAAAAAAAATTTCAAAAGAAATTATGAAACTTGTAGAAAGTGCAGATAATATGAGATTTGTTCTTTTATCTGCGACTCCAATGTATAATGAACCAAGTGAAATAATATGGTTAATTAATCTTATGAATAAAAATGATAAAAGGGGAATTTTAGAATACAAAGATATATTTAATAAAGATGGAGGTTTCAAAGATGATGAAGCAAGAGAATTATTGATATCAAAAGCAACAGGTTATGTATCATTTGTCCGCGGTGAAAATCCATTTACTTTTCCATTTAGAATATGGCCAGAGGATTTTGAACCAGGTAAAACCTATGGAGAATCAATAAAACCGAAAATACAAATGAATGGTGGAATTAATATTTCAAATCATACACTAAAACATATTTCTGTTTACATGAATGAAGTTGGAGACTATCAAAACGAAGGCTACCAAAAAATATTAGAAGCAATGGAGGATATACCAAATTTTAAAGATATGGAATCATTCGGTTATAATATATTACAAAAACCAATTCAAGCATTAAATATGGTATTTCCTGATCCCAATATGAATGAACCAGATTATGATATAAATGAACTTTTGGGTAAAACCGGGTTAGATAGAATTATGAAATATGAATCATCCTATAAACCTCAATATAAAGCGAATTTTGAATATATAAACGAAAAAGAAAGAATATTTTCCTATGAAAAGATTGGAAACTATAGTTGTAAAATAAAATCAATATTGGATAATATTATTGATTCGGTAGGTGTTGTATTGGTTTATTCTCAATATATTGATGGTGGCATTGTCCCTATGGCGTTGGCATTAGAAGAATTGGGATTTAAAAGATGCGGAGATACACCTTCATTATTACATAAAAAACATAAAACTGCACCTTATGATATTATTGGAGATGATGGAAAAAAATATCATGGTCAATATTCAGTTATATCAGGTGATCCTCAATTGTCGCCAAATAATATTACAGAACTTAAATTACTTACGAATATAGATAATAAAAATGGTAATAAAGTGAAGGTCGTTTTAATATCTCAGGCAGGGGCAGAAGGATTAGATTTTAAATTCATAAGACAAGTTCATATTATGGATCCTTGGTACAATATGAATCGTAATGAACAAATTATAGGCAGAGCCGTAAGAAATTGTAGTCACAAAGATTTAGAACTTAAGGATAGAAATGTAATGATATTTTTACATGGAACTTTATTATTAAATAAAGAAAAACAATCTGCCGATATGTATGTATATAAATATGCAGCAGACAAATGTGTGAATATTGGTTTAGTTTCTAGGGCATTAAAAGAAGGAGCTGTGGATTGTTTAATGAATAAGGAACAATATAATTTCAAAGATTATAAAATCAATATGACCTTATCCACTAATTATTATTTAAAGGACTATTCTATAAAAGATAAACCTTTTTCATCTGTTTGTGATTATATGAAAGATTGTAATTATAAATGTAAGCCTATTGACACAATATCAATAAAAGATATTCATAGAAAAAGTTATACTAAGGAATTTATTTCTAGAAATATAGATGGTATTATCTCTAATATAAGAACAGCTATGAAGAAAAGATTTTTTTATCGAAGAGATATGCTAATATACGAAATTACAAAAAAAATAGAATATCCACTCGAAGAAATACATTGGGCGTTAGACAAAATGGTAAAAGATAAATTAGAGTTTATTGAAGACAAATTTGGAAGAATAGGTAATTTAATCAATGTAAATGATTTGTATATATTTAAGCCGATTGAACTAAGTAATTCAGATTCAATCGAGGATTTTACAATGCCAATACCTTATAAACATCCATATTTAAGAGAAATATTAAAAGAGAAAGAGGCAGTGATTGAAGATTCAAGATTAGACTTAATTTTGAAAGTAATGGAATATAATTATAATGTAGCAATGAATGAAGACCAAGATGAAATTAGTAAAGATGAATTAATTCTCGACTATAAATGGTATGAAACATTTAATACATCTTATAACTTTATTGTAGGACAATATAATATCGAAAATGATGATATGAACGAACTATTATTAATACCCCATATGTTTGATGAATTATTAATAGATGACCAACTGATACTAATAAACCATCTATTAAAAACAAAAAGAGATAAATTTACAAATAAAATTTATTTATATTTGGAAAAGATTATGATACCTACAAAAAAAAGAAGTATACTCTTATCAAGAAATAATAAGCCAGAATTTTATATAATTCATAATAATGAAATTAAAAAATCAACTGAAGAAGATGACCATGATATAGAAAAAGAATATGGTAAAATAAATGATAAATATGTACCTCATAAAACAAAACTAAATAAAATTATAGGTTTCATGTTTAATGCATCTCAACATTCAGTATTAAAAACAAAAAATATAACAAATAAAAAAGATAGTGGTTCTAGATGTTTACAAAAAGGAAAACAGAAAGCATTAGCAGTATATAATGATTTGGTAAGTCATGACAAACAAATGAAAGATCAAAGTAAAATCGGGGATAAAAAAATTACGGCCTCAGTCATATGTCAAATACAAGAATTAACTCTAAGATATTTAGATATAATAGAACCAAAAAAAAGTTATTTCTTTAATTCTGGGTTGGCATCAAAATTAGAATTAAATATAACAAACAAATAAATTGAATAAATAATATAAAATAATATATATCATTAATGGAGAGCATCGATAATATTTATGTTAAATCTCAAATTTCGAAGCGAATCAATTTATTGATTTGGGAAATTAATGATAATCTAAAAGAAATTCTTGAATTTAAAATTAAGAAAGAGATAGAGGGCAAATGTATTATTGAAGGATATGTAAAAAAAGATTCAATTCGTATTGTTCAATATTCTAATGGGAATCTAAGTGGTAAATACGTAACATTTGAAATTATTGTCGAGTGTCTGATATGTAATCCATATCAAGGTATGTTAATTCAATCAAAAGTTAAAAATATTACGAAAGCAGGTGTTCGTTGTGAAGTAGAGGACAGCTATAATCCAATTGTTCTATTTATTAATCGTGATTATACTTCGAATATTGAAGAATTAAATAAATTAAATTTAGATGATATTGTAATATGTAAGGTCATTGGACAAAGATACGAATTAAATGATGAATATATTTCGGTGATTGCCGATTTAAATGAAAAAAAGAAATCGAAAAGAAAATTAAAAGAATAAACAATTTAAGAATTAAAACAGTTAAATATTATGAATAGTATTATTGAATTAAAAAATAATATTGAAAAAATGGATTTTTTTCAACAAATTCAGGTTTTAAAAATTATTAAGAATAACAACGTGGACACATCCGAAAATAATAATGGAACTTTTATAAATTTATCAAAATTAGATAAAAAAATCATCCAAGAATTAAATGAATATAATATTTACATTATTCAACAAAAAAAAGATATACATAAAATGGAAGAAAAGCAGAATACGATTGAAGAAAGATATTTTTAAGAATATAATTTAAACATATTATTTTAAATTATATAATGGAAAAAGAATTAGAAAAATATATGTTCACAAATGATAATTTATCGCGTCTAAATGAACCTTTTTTTAAAACGAATAAAAAAACAAATAAAATGAAAAATGAAATGAAAAATGAAAAAAAAGTGGAAGACGATTTTTTTACACCAAAAGAAAAAGATAGACTCTTTTGGTGTTTTTATTATATTCTAAATGGCAACAAAGACGAAAGTTTTAATGCGTATGGTTCTATATTTAAGATGGAAAAAGATTTTAAAATTAATAGGATAAAAAAAATAAGAGAAAATAAAACATCTCTTAAAGCAAATAAACTTAACATTGAAGATATAGAATCAACATTAGCCAATGAAGAAAAAATTAATTTAGAAACATTTCAGGCCATGTGTTTAATTGAAAATTTAAGTGTAATTTTAATAAAAAATAGAACGTATTACCACTTTCATTATAGTGATGGTGAACCCCATATTATTTATTATGATAAGGTAGTAATACAAATGAAAGAAAAATATATGAATATGATTGATTCATATTATCATATTGAAAATGTAAAAAAACCGATAGGTTCTTTTTCAAATTATAAATTAGATGAATTACAAAATATAGCAATTAAGTTAGACATTGATATTATGATTCAAACCAAAAAAAAACAAAAAAAACTTTTATATTGTGAAATTATTGAAAAAATAAATTGAATATAAATATAATAAGATAGAATATATAATGGAAGGTACAATGAAAGCCCCCAAAACTTTAAATGAATCTCTCGAATTTTATAAAGAAATTATGAATGATGAGTTGGAATATGAAATTCGTTTTGGAACTATTAAAGGAAAAGAACCTATAACCAAGATTCAGTATGATAATATAATCAAACAATTTATTTCTCAAGGGTTTACCGTATCTGAACCAGAATATATTTTAAGAATTATGTGTGAAACCAGAAGTGAGGAAGGGATATATTCTATGTCTGATATTCGAACTGAAATTTCTGGAATGTCACAAATTACACAATATTGTAAATCAAATCATATTATTTATGACGGAAACTTAATTAGTAAAATGTATAAAAAAATTCCTTTTTCAAATAATGATATACCGATTCGACCCATTGATGTTCCCAATTATAATTTTCGCATTGGAATGGCAAATGAAATTCTATTACATGAAGGTGATATAGAAAGTAAATTACTAATTGATAACTGGAAAGAAAATAAAAAAACATTTCGGTATATGAATCGTTATACATTAACACATAAAGATTATCCATTGAAGATTGATATGAGTATTGTTAAGAGTTCCATGAATAAAAGAGGAAAGTATAAACCGAGTTATTCTTTACAAGAATCAAGAGTATTAGAATCATCTGAAAAATATGAAGTGGAAATTGAATTATTAAATCAAGACGTAGAATTGGAGGACCTTATAAAAAAGGTAAGAACTTCGATTCGAATTGTTTTAAGCGGAATTCAATCCACCAATTATCCTATTTCTGATGTAGAACAAAAAGATATTTTGGATGAATATATTCGAGTCATATGGGGAAATTCACACAAAGGTAAAATTTTACCAAAACATTTCTGTGGACCTTCTTCGTCGACTCTTCATATGGATAATTTATTAGAAAAAGAAGGAAGTATTTCGGTATTAACCAATTATTCAGTAACAGAAAAGGCAGATGGCGATAGAAAGTTATTATATATATCAAAAAGTGGTAAAATATATCTAATCGATACCAATATGAATATTCAATATACTGGTGCTTCGAGTGATAATGCTGAATTATATAATTCAATACTAGATGGAGAACATATTTTACATGATGCTCAACATAATTATATTAATTTATATGCTGCATTTGATGTTTATTATATTAACAAAAAAAATGTAAGAGAAAAACAATTTATTAATGAACACGATTCTAGATTAACACTATTAAATTATATGGTAAAGGACCTAGATATTAAATCACAAACATTTAAATTAGAATGTAAGAATTTTGAATATCAAGGAAGTATATTTGAATGCTGTAAAAAAGTTCTAGAAAATAAATATCAATATGTAACTGATGGTCTTATATTTACACCAATTCATTTAGGGGTTGGGGAAGAAAATGGAAAACAAAGTAAACCATTAAAAACATCTTGGAAACATTCATTCAAATGGAAACCTCCTGAATATAATACGATTGATTTCTTAATTACAACAAAAAAAGAAAACGGAGAAGATATGGTAAAACATTTATTTCAGGAAGGAACAAATCTTGAAGGGGGTCCTTTAAAACAATATAAACAGATAGTATTATGTGTTGGTTTTGATGAAAAGAAACATGGATATGTAAATCCTTGTTTAGATGTATTTAACAATAGTGTTGATTTCGTAGAAGATGAAAATGAAGAACAATACCATCCAAAACGATTTTATCCTACCACTCCATTCGACGAAAACGCTGGTTTATGTAATGTTAAACTGGAAAATGGGAATGATGGGGTTCTAAGAATGATGAGTGAAGAAGGAGAAGTCATTGAAGATAATATGATTGTTGAATTTAAATATAATATGGAAAGAGATAAGGGATGGAATTGGGAACCACTTCGGGTTAGATATGATAAAACAATGGAATATAGAAATGGCGGGAAAAATTATGGGAATGCGTTCCATGTTGCTGATAGCAATTGGCATTCTATACATCATCCAATTCACGAAAATATCCTAAAAGGAGAAGAAGTGATTACAAAAGAAGAAATAAGCGATGAAATCTATTATGTTCAACAAAATAGAAACGATTTTATGAAACCATTAAGAGATTTTCATAATTTATATGTAAAAAAAAATTTAATAACATGTGTATCGCCTCCTGGTGGAACATTAATAGATATGGCTGTTGGAAAAGGAGGTGACCTTCCTAAATGGAATAATACAAATTTAAGATATGTATTTGGTATTGATGTATCAAAAGACAATATTGAAAATAGAATGAATGGTGTATGTAGTCGATATTTAAATCATAAAAAGAAGAAGGAAGATATATATGATGCAATGTTTTTACAAGGAAACACAAGTAAGAATATTAGAAATGGCGAAGCGTTCGTTGATGAAAAATCAACAAATATATCTGATGGTTTGATGGGTAAAGGTGGTAAGAATGTTAAAATCATTGGTCAAAATGTATATGATAATTATGGAGTAGCAAAAGATGGCTTTGATGTGTGTTCTATACAATTTGCAATACATTATATGTTTGAAAATAAAAATACATTACAATCATTTATTCGTAATGTATGTGAAAATGTAAAAATGGGTGGATATTTTATTGGTTGTGCTTATGATGGTAATAAAATTTTAAAATTGTTTAAAGACAAAAAAGTAAAAGAAAATGAATCCTATGCAATTTATGAAAAGGGTAGTAAATTATGGGAAATTACAAGAAGATTTAGTGAAGATGTACTAGAACCAGATGAAAGTTCATTAGGAATGACGATTGAAATATATCAAGAAACCTTCCAAAAAGTATTCAAAGAATATTTAATTCATTATGATTATTTAGACCGAATTATGGAGAATTATGGATTTTTAAGATTAAAAAAAGATGAGCTCATTAAACTTGGATTAGATGATTCGTATTCATTTTCAGAATTATTTGCCTCCATGAGAAAGAAAGCGAGGGAAAGCAAAGAATATGGAGCAGCTCCTAAAATGAAAGGTTATGAAAAAGAAATTTCGTTTTTAAATAAAACATTTATTTATAAAAAAGTAAGAAGCGTAGACATAGAACAAATTTATAATTCACATCTATCCGATGGTTCTAAATTACTGGAAGAAGTCCCTCTTAAAGAAAAGGCAGCTGTTGAGGAAGAACCAGTAGAAGAACCAGTTGTTGATGAAGAACCAGTTGTTGAGGAAGAACCAGCTGTTGAAGAACCAGCAGAAGAAGAAGAACCAGCAGAAGAAGAACCTGTTGAGGAAGAATACAAAGGCGCAGAAGAAGTCAAGGAAGATGGTTTTAAAGGATATTCTCCTATTGAATCTCCAAAAGCGTCTGATATGTCGGAATTCTTAAATACAGATAAACCAGAGATTATTATGATGATGGGTTTCCCAAATAGTGGAAGAAGCGAAATGGCTAGTAAAATTATTGAAAATGATAATTATTCATTGGTTCAAGAAGATACTCAAGCTAAAATCAAATCAATGTCGCTAAAAGAAATAAAATTAGGAAAATCGGTTGTAATCGATTCTACAAATTCCAATAAAAAAAAGAGAAAAGAAATAGTTGATTTGGCTAAAAAACATAAATATTCTATTACGTGTATTCATCATTTAAAAACTCTAGAAGAAGTATTAAAAATTAATGAATCATTACCAGATACGAAAAAAACAAAAAAAATAACATTCACTGTATATAATAAAACTTACGAAGAACCTACAGAAGATGAAGGGTTTACATTAATAACTCTATAAGTCGTTTGAATATTTGGGTTTATCGTAAGGATTTGTTGTATAGAAAGTTGTTTGTTTCACATATTTATTTAATAGAATGTCGTCAATATCACTATAATAATCATCAACTAGTGATTCTAATAATATGATTTCATTATCATTTAAATCATATTCTATTTCTTGAAATGACATTAATGATTTTTTTTTTAATATAAAACTGCTAATGCGAGTATATCTTACAAATTCGTCTGCAATTTTACCATAATATATATTTATATTATCCTCACCGTGAATTAAATTTGTTTTTGGTATTTTTAATTGACATTTGTCTCCAATAGATAAACAATATCTATTCTTTTCATCGGCACATAATTCTTTGTTACAGACTCTCACCTCGTGAATTTCATTTAATATTTTTTCATCATAATCTTCAAAATGAACATGAGGAGCTGTGATTTCTTCTAATATAGAGCGGATTTTGATAAATTTATCTTTATAGGTATCTTCACTTTTAAGTATTAATTCAATATCTTCTTTCATTTCTTTATTTTCTTTACGATGAATGATTTGTTTCACTGTGTTTCTAAATATATTATAAAAGTTTTGTTCTAAATCGATACCTTTTACGGTCTTTTGTCTTTCCACATCGGGTTGGTTCTGAATAAGTTCTTTATTTATTTTTCCATAAGATTCACCTTCTATTCTTTCTAATTCATCATCGATATCCATTGCTGGTGGATTGATTTCAATAAAATGATTGGATTCAGTAAGAATACCCACAATAAGAGAATCTTCTTTTACTTTAAACACAGGCTTACAATTTATTTTTTTACGTTTTGCTATATCTGTTAGATATTCTTTTGTTGAATTATAATCCATCCATTCGTCATAATCTTCTAAAAATGTAGGTGAATAACTACGATTTGGTGGAACAATCCCTATGAGAGAAGATGGCACACAAGGTATAAACCCTTCTTTCATCTTTTTTCCAAGAACTTCTTTTATCTTTATTCCAACAATTTCCCCTAATTCATTTAAAAATTTCTTTTGTATATTTGTTTTAAATATTATATCAAGTTCTTCATTATCAGAAGGAATAACGCCTTCTTTTATCTTTATTCCAAGAATTTTACCTATTTTATCTAATAAATTCTTTTGTACATTTGTTTTAAATATTATTTTCTGTACTGTTTTGGTAGGTATGGAACCTTCTTTTTTATATTTTTCATCACTTGGATTGGAGTTGATAATTATATTTAATTTATTTAATAATTCCTTTTGTCTATTTGTTTTAAATATTATATCAAGTTCATTATCAGAAGGTATAAAACCTTCTTTTATCCTTATTCCAAGTATTTCCTCTAATTCATTTAATAAATCCTTTTGTATATTTGTTTCAAATATTATTTTCTGTACTTTTTTGGTAGGTATGGATCCTTCTTCAATCTTTATTCCAAGAATTTCCTCTAATTTATTTAATAATTCCTTTTGTCTATTTGTTTTAAATATCATTTCCAGTTCATTATCAGAAGGTATAAAACCTTCTTTTATCTTTATTCCAAGAAATTCCCCTAATTCATTTAATAAATCCTTTTGTATATTTTGTGTTTTAAATATTATTTCCAGTTCATTATCGGGAGGTATTAAGCCTTTTATCTTTATTCCACCAATATCAAGAATATTACCTAATCTACGTAATAAATCCTTTTGTATATTTGTTTTAAATATCATTTCCAGTTCCTTATATGTAGAACCCCCTTTAAATTCGTATCGATTATCATAAATAGGATTACATTTTATGATCTCTAATATTCTTTCAAGTGGTTTATCTTTGATTGAAAAAAATTTATATTCTAATTTTCTAAAATTTTTTGGGTTTTTTTTTATTGTATAAGTTACATCATAAATGGGTTCGTAATAATTACCCTGTTTAATTATACATATAGTTGGAATCTTATCTCTATAAAAAATATTGGAATAATGATCTGTTGGACAAATTATATCGACATTATTTGTTTTATCGTTAAACGTTATTTCTAAGATTACTATATTTAAACCAAGAATAAAAAAATCTTTAGTTGACATGCTAAACAAATCCCACAGATATTCATAATTAATAATACTGGTCTTATCTTTTAAATATTCTATGAACTTTTCATAAGCATTACATATTTTTTCAAATTGGTTGTTATCATCATTTAATATTTCTTTTCTTAAAAAACTATCCTCATATTTTTCTTTTACTTGATAGGTTTTATCGTAAAATGTATGTATTAAAGTTCCTTTTTGTAACTGAACAAAAATATCGATCGTTAAATGTTCTGTGATATAATTGATAAAATCATCTATACTAAAATATTTATTTATTTTTTTTTCCTCTTTTTTCCTTTCCCATATTTTGTCAATATTATTGTACCGATACATTACATTTGCCATTGCACCAAGAAATGACCGTTTTTCATCGTATTCTATACCAGATCTTAAAAAACAAGATGTGCCTTCTTTCATTTTAGAAAGTTTTTGACATTTATTATGTTGAACATCTAAAAATTTTTGAATAGCAATAGGTAAACTACCAACACGATATTGTTCTGTAGGAAAAGTATGGGGGCCTACAATATATTCATTAAATATATCTAAAATACCTAATTCTAATAATTTGTTTTTTTGTTCTTCATTCTCATTTGTATCAAAATTATCGCGTTGATGTTTAAACCATTTACCAAGTTTTAATTTTGTGTCATAAGAGGGTGTATAAGTATTTGGAACATCTACTGATTTATATGATTTATTATCATGAAATATTTTTAATGCTTCGTAATAATCATCCCACGGAGCCGTTGCTTTAAAAACATCTCTTTCTTCAGGAATCTCAACTTTTACTTCTCCATCCGCAACATAAGGTATTGAATTACATTGTTTTATTCTTTTCTCTTGTACGGATTCCTTGTTTTTTGGTTTAAAACAACAAGGCATACATTTACCTTTTGGATGTTTAGATGGGTCAATATAACCAGGTGTATTATAAATGTAGTTTCCATCTTTATCGCGAAATTCTCTCGAATCAAACTCGAAAATGGTATGTTCGGGAGGCACTACTTTTGAACCTTGTGGTATAATTCCCAATTTTTTCTTTATCTGTGCGTCATCTCTATTTTCCCCCTTTTTAAAAAGTTCCTTTTCACTCATAGTTGTATTTTTTTTTAAATCCCAATAACGGGGACAAATATAATGATAAATTTCACCTCCTTCATCTGATTTATAAGCAATCGAATTATGATAAGACTTATCACCATTCTCTTTATCTTTTTTATCAATCGAATTTTTCTCTTCTTGTGAAAGTATTACAGGTTGTCTTGAAAACTGCCATGGACAAGTTCTAGAATAACTCTCAAATTTACTGTCTTTTGGTTGCGATTTTACAAATAATTTGGGTTCATACACATCCATTCTTCTTGTAAATGGATTCGGGTTATTTAATTTCATACCATCAATATCATAATCTTCTATTTTTTTTACTGCTTTTATAGGTTCAACATCTGAATCGGAACCTGATTCTGTATCGGATTCTGAATCAGAATCGGAATCAGAATCGGAATCAGAATCTGAATCACTTGAATCAAATCCGAAAAGAGTTTTTTTTTTAACTTGTTTCACTACTAACTCACCATTTATAATTGTTTTTTCTACCAATTTATTTTGTTTTGGTTCTTTTTTTGTTATTTCTTTTACTGATTTTTTAACACTTATTTTTGTATCACATTTCATTGTATCATCATGAACGATTTTATACAATGATTCTATATATTTATCAAATAGTATTAAATAATTAATATTTTGTATATTTTTTATATTAAATGATAATTCTTTGCTATGTTTATTTCTTTTTACAAGTATTTTAATTCCAGGATTATTTCTAATTTTCATACGGCGGTTTGATTTCTCAATTACATCTACATTTTTTAAAAATGCTTCTAATTTTTTTAAGGCGGTTTCTTTCTTTAAATTAAATTCGGTTTCTAATTCTTTTATAAGGTCTTTATGACCATATCCTTGGTTAAATAATTCTACAATATAGGCATCTATGGCTGCCATTTCGTTATAATCAGATACTTTTTTAAATCTAAGTTCGGCATCATCTTTTAAATTATCTTCAATGACATTAAATACTGAATATATACATTTAGAATACTCTTTAAAATTTATATTTTTAGTCAAAGGAAAATTATATACATAATCCATCATTTGAATATCGATATTTTCATGAAATATACTTTTAAATGTTTCTAAATGATAACCAGTCTGAGATAGATATCTAGTGATGACATCAATCAACTTATTCATATTGGGTTCTAATATTTCATCGACGAATTCTTTATCTATAATTTTAGTGGGTGTATACGAAACGTGAATGTTACCATTTAATAAAATATCAATATATAAAGGTCCATTTTCAGTATCCATCATTAACGATAAACTTTTGTATCTTTTTAATTGTTTACTTATTGTTTTTACTTGTTTTTTTGATAATTGTGGAATATTTTTTCCATTTTTTGATTTACCTTTGCAAAATAATCTATAAATTCGTTCTTGTTTATTGATTGGATTATATTTAATCATAGGTAGACCCTCGCTTGTTTGAATAATCTTAAATAGTATATCAATGGGAAGATTTATATTTTCATTATTATTAATCATTGTGAATTCAATATGTTTTATTCCGTGTGTTTTTTCTTTAATTTCTTCATAATGATTATTCATACTATCTACATTTTCTTGATATCGAGCCCAATCATCATTTTCAATCATTGCTTTTGTTGACTCAAGTAACTCATTGTAAGCCTCTTCAAATAAATATTTTGTAAGAATATTTTTTTTTGCCAAAGCAGGGAAATAAATATTGATGGTGCTATCTTCTCTTAATTTTTTTTTTTTTGAATAATTTATTATATCATCAAAAAATGTAAGATATATGGTATTATTATATTTATTTTCCTTATTTGTATGATAATCTAATAATAGGTTTTGTTGTTTAGAACTTGTCATCTCATATGAATATTTTTCTAAAAAGGAATCATATTGTTCAACATCAAACGGATCTACATTATATTCAAAATTATAGGATGGACCGATTAATTCATTACCAATCGTATATTTTTTTTCAATGATAGGTAAATTTAGTGAAATAAAATCATCATAAGTGTATTCTTCTTGTTTTAATTTTAATTTATGATTTATATTAGATAAAAAAGATTGTAAAATATTTTTAGATAAGGGTAATGTTTCGTTTTGTGTTAATTCTTGATATATAAAATCAATATTTGGTTCATCAATCTCTCTCTTACTAAATAAATAAATTTCTTCAACACAATAAACACTTGGTAAATGTCTAATTATTTTTTTTTTTATAGTATCTATCGTATCATCCTTATATATACTTTCTTGTATAAAACTAATACTTGTAGTATCCTTGATTATTTGTTGATATTGATCTTTTAAAAAAATACCATTGGTATCATTTAATTTTTTTTTTTTATGTAATTCTTCTATTAATGATATATCTTCATTTCCTATAAATGAATAAATATGTACAATTTTTTCATTATTCTTATAATATATATTAAATGTCATTTAGTATATATATATATTTAATTGAAAAAGGAGTAATGTATTAAATATGATTTAATCATAATAAGGGTTACTTTTTATTTTTGTTCCACAATAATCAACATTATTGACCTTATAATCTACTGGTTTATAAATATTCAGTTCAACAGCTTCTTTCAATAAAAACTTAAAATTACTCCAGAATTCTTTTGTATGCCCGACAGATTTACACGAGACATGTGATAATTCGTGAAGACCAACAAATAATAAGGTATTATCATCAATTAAATTATCATTGTTTTTATCTTTACTTAAACAAAAAGCTATTTTTTCTCCTTTATTTTCGCTGTATGCTGTGTATTCGCTTGTTGGCAAGGTTTCCTTTATATTATCAGGATTAAACCCTTTAACGAGTCTTGTAATCATTACCTTATCTGGGTATTTCTTTCCTAAATGGTTTACTAATTGTGTCATACTTTTTGTAACATTTGCTAGTTTATTAGAAGCTTTTTTCATTTGTTTTCTTTCTCTTACACAATATTTGTTCCCATCTACTGTTGATAAAATACAAGTTAAATTATTATATTCTGAATCATTATATATTTTATACAATATTACAAACGATATAAATACGACTAAATATCCTATAATATTTTTTTTCATATATAATAATTATAAATTTATTAGAGTCCGACAATAATATTATTTTTATTTACAATATCACCACTTTCCATTGTTGTTTGATTCCAAGGACCTGTGTGTGTCATTGGTGTAACTGGGTCAGCACGTAGTTGTTGATTTGCGTTGCGTAGTGTTGTTGTTTGGATACCATGTCTTACACTTAGAAAATCTTTATTTTTTAACACACCTTCCCCAAGAGGAGATAAAGTAGAAAGTTCATTTGTTCCACCTACTTTTTTTGGGAGCAAATCAAGTGGATTACATGAATTTGCGAGAGGCGGCGCTGATGATGAATCTGCTACAGTCGCGTAAACATTACGGAGGTCTCCTGTAGAAGGTCGTGGAAGACCATCAGTAGGGACAAGGTCTTCTTGTATGACATAAGGACTTAAAGGTTGACTGGGATAGGTGTCCTTATTTGTTTTTTTCATAGAAGAATATTGATACATGGCGACAAGTAAAACAACTACGCCAAGAATAACTAATAAATGACTACCATCAAAATTTTTTTTTAATCCCTTAAGATATTTATTCATATATATAGAATTAACTATAAAAAATATTTTTAAAGAATATAAATTATTCTTCATCAGAATCAAAATTATATTTTATTTTTATTTCTTTTAATTCTAAATAGGCATTTAAGGCATCTTCTTTTAATTGTTCGGCCTTCATCTTTGCATTTTTATAAATCGTTTCATAAATTGTTTCTCTCTTATTTAATATTATTTCCTCTTTTTCCTTAATATTACTAATATCAAATGTAATTTCTTGTATTTCTGGTTCTTGTATTTCTGGTTCAGATTCTTGTATTTCTGGTTCTTGTATTTCTGGTTCTTGTATTTCAGATTCTTGTATTTCAGATTCTTGTATTTCTGGTTCTTGTATTTCTGGTTCTTGTTGTAAATTATTTCTTAATATTAAACATTTATTATTTCGAGTATCAATAATTAAACTTTGAATTAATTTTAATTCTATTTCTATGATTTTACTTGAAAATTTTATACCATTTAATTGGATTAAAGGTATAAAATATACATCTTCTAATGTATCATGATTGCTAACTTGTTTTCCAGATTCATCAAAAATACTTAAATTATTCTCTTCATTTTTTTTATCATAATCAATATTACATCGAATAGATATATTTTTACCAGATTTATATAATCGATACATAGGATTCAACATATTTTCAATATCATCAATTGTCACATCATCACTAAACCATAAATGTTTTTTTTTATCGAAAAAATCTTTACATTTATTTTCTATATTTTCAATCCAATGGATAATGGGTTCACAATCTTCTTTATCATACACTAAATCACAATATCTTTGTCTTTTAGTTCTTATTATACCAGATTTGCTTTTACATTTAGGAAATTGAATACATAATGGTATATTATTTGAATCATTTAAATTTATATAATAACCACCACCACCTACGGATTTCGGTTGAGAAAAAAAAATATGTTCAAATGGGAAGTCTTTATCAGCATTATATGTTTTCATTATAATAGTTTCTTAAAATTAACACGATAAAAATACGTAAATAAATTCATAATTAATACTATGGACCGAGAAAAATTTATAAAAAAATGTATATCTATATTAGAACAAGAAGAAGTTAAAAAAGAATTAAATTCTACAATTAAACCCCTTATTGAATTAATTATTATGGATATTTATCCCTATATTTATATTTCTATTATTTTTGTAATTATAAGTTTTATTTTACATATAGGAATATTTATATTGCTTTTAAGAAGGAATATATAATTTATTTACATAATATATGTCACCTGAAAATAAATTAAAAGAATATCTTGTAAATCCTATTTTTTTTCCTTTAAATATAGAATTTATAGAAAAAAAATATAATTGTCAAGAGAACAAACAAGTAATTGAAGATATTCATATTGACGAATGTATAAAAAAAAGTTTATATAATAAAAAAGGTATAACAAAAAAAAACGAAAAAAAGAATACAAAAAAAACAAAAAAAAATTATAGATAGGAATCATTCCAAGAATTTTTATTAAATGGGGCAACCACCATATTATTTTTCTGTGAATTCCAGTAATCTTGTTTTATTTTATCTTCTTTTGATTTTGGGTGAATATTTAATTGTTCCATGTATTCTTGATCTATCTTTTTTTTTGTGGGTTTGATACCAAAACAATTAATACCAAATTTTACAGCAGGATTATCAATAAATCCTCCATTTACACCTGGCCTACCGCAATCATTTTCATGCCCTTCATTTTTTTGTAATTCACTCCATTTTGAATATTGTGTCGGAAATAAAGCCATTTGTCCATCAGACCAACCATAACTACACCAATCACCACCTTTATTATATGAATTATATAAATCTTTCCATGTTGCTAATGTAGAACCTTTTGATTTACATATAGTTTGTGCTTCATCATATGTATAATTGTTACCTGGTATATGATACACTTCTTTTTTTAATCCAATCGGTTTTTTAACATCAGGAACAAAAATTACATTTGAAATTCCTAAATATTTTTTTATCGTTTCAATAATATCAATATTGAATATATATAAAAGGCTATTAATCAGAACAAGGAATATAAATGATGACCATAATACAATTTCTATTAGAATAACAATGATATTTTTATTTCCTTCTTCTGTTTGTATCCCTAAATAACTAAATAATCCATAATACACACAAATGAGTAATACTGAAAATAATATTAATGAGGGGTCTAATAAAATATCATCGAACATCGTTTTTTTTTCTTCTTTTTTCATTATATTGTAATTATATTAATTCTTACGCCTATATAAAAATATATAATTTTGTTCTGAGATTATATTATCAATGATAGATACATTTGTATCATTCATTAAATACCATTTATTTTTATGTTTGATAATGCTAGTATAATGACCCCCGCCTATTCCCCCACTATGATTACAAATACCATATAATTCATAATGAATGTTTTTACCATTATATTTTTTCATATTTATTACACTATCTGTTTTAACTATTTTTCTTATTTTTTTGTTATTATTCCACCTTTTTAATGATACAATTAAAATATTAGGTAATTTTTTGAGAGTACATTTCTTTATTACATCTATTTTTTCTTTTGTTTTTTCATTATAATATGCGTTTTCACCTTCTAATTTTTCATCTTGAATATAATAATCAAAACAATCATATATTGTGACATTCTCTTTATCAGGTGGTATTGATAGATTTATAATATGATTTGTATCATAAAATGTATTCAATAATTCATTATTATAATATATATCATATTGCTGAACAGACGTAAACAAAAGACCCACGCATGATTCGGAAAGGTCATTCTTTATCGAACTTTTAACAAATTGTTCTATCATAAATATAATAAATTCAGCAACATCTTCTTGTGAAAATGGTCTAAAAATTTTATTTTCTTGATTTGAAATTGTATAAATATAATGTAAAAATCGTTTTGGGGCAATGGTAGATTTTTTTTTTACCATCATTTCTCTTAAGCTTATCCATTCTTTTGTCATGATATTTTTATCAGTTAATAACTCTTTTAATTCATATGTGTGTACAAGAACTTGAATTGCCGAATTTATATAGCATGTATTACCAAAATTTGCGAGTCCTGATAAATTAGTATCTTCCATTCATAATAATATTTAAACATTTTTATATATTATTTTTATATGAATGAATATATTGATTATGCCAGAAGAAATCAAGACATATTTAGTGAAATTATACGCACAATGAATATACAAAACTCTATTATCCAAAGTAATATGATTCAATACGAGAGAGATTTTAATAGAAGAGAAAGAGATTTTAATAGAAGTATATTTACACCGCGAAGAACTCTTGAAGACACTGGTATATTTTTAAATTTTATAAATAGTGTCAATAATAATATATCTATGAATGAATTAGAAGAAAATACCGAATTAATGAGTTATCAAGATAGCAGTTCAAATGAAATAATGTGTCCAATTACACATGAGCCATTTCATAGTGACACTCAAGTTTTACGAATTAAACGATGTAGACACATATTTACTCCACCTGCTATTCGGAGATGGTTATTATTAAATCGTATTTGTCCTGTTTGTAGAAATGATATTACTGTAGATCCGGTCCCTAATAATTCACAATCAGATAATTCACAGGTGGCAGAAGAAAATTCACAAGCGGAAGAAGAAAATTCTCAACCTTTAAGTTCACAGGCTGAAGAAACTATAAGTTTAAATTTTACATTTTAAAGAGAATTTTAGTATAATATAAATGATAGGTGAATGTGTATATTATGATGATGATATTCATTATGATATTCAAGATGACATTATTGTTGAATTTAAAAAAGTACAAAAAGAAGGATTAGAATTATTCGAAAAAAAAAATAAAGATTATGGTGATGCATTTAAACAAGATGGTACATTAGTGTTTTAATTCGAATGGGAGACAAAATTAATAGATTAAAACATATCACAAAAAATAAGGTTGAATTTGTAGACAATGAAACAATGAGAGATACTCTTATTGATTAACATAATTATAGTGCTATGGCCATTATGTTAATCAATAAAAATTGATATAGAAATGATAATACATATATCAAATATGGAGAAGATTACAATTGACACAATCAAAAAATTATTCGAAGAACAAAAAAAAATCAATAAAAAAAAAGATACATCTTCCTTATTTCCAAAAGGATGGAAAAATGATGATAAAGATAAACAAATTTATTGTTAACATAAATGTTTAATTTTCATTAATTTAATTATTTCTTTTGCTGTAATAATACCTTTATAGCTATTACCATACTTATCTAAAGGTGGTGAAATAATACCAATTCCCATAACATTTGGTATTATCAATATTATTGCTCCTCCAACGCCACTTTTGGCAGGCATTCCAATATTTTTACACCAAGTATCAGAATAATCATATAGACCGTGTTTCATCATATTATTTATAATTGGTTTGATATTTTCTTTTTTTATTATTTTTTTTCCAGTTTTTGGATTTATGCCTTCATTTGCAATAGTAGCAGCCATAATGGCAAGATCTTTTGAATTTACATTAAGTGAACAATGATGCGTATATGTTTCTACTGTTTCTGGTACGGGTGCGTAAAATCTAGAATACGAATCTAGTAAATATCCAATAGAATAATTATGACTTATAAAATCCATTTCTGATTTAAATGTTTTTGTGTTAACTGATAGTTTACGACCAGCAAAATTATTTATATTATTTGTCATTTTTTTTTTAAAATTATTTTTATTTTTTACATATAACAAACTCGTAGTTGCCATGGCTCCTCCATTTACAAAAGGGTTAATTGTTTTATTTTTTGAATTTTCAATTGCTTTTAATGAATTAAAGGCACTATAAGATTTTTCTGAACCAATCTTGCTATTTACAATCACTTCGCCATATTCTTCTAAAGCTAATGCCAAGGAAAAAACTTTACTTACAGATTCAATTGCGACTTCTTGTGAAGAGTCACCTATATTGTATTCTTTACCATCTGTAGTATAAACTGATATAGCAAATAGATTAGGATTGACCTTTTTTAATTCTGGAATATAATCAGCATTTTTTCCTCCTTTTAGTTTATTTACTTTTTTGTATGTATTTTTTAATATATTTTCAATATCCATATATATTATCTAAAGAAGGAACTTATTGATTGTAATCCTTCATTCATATTATTTGTTTTTCGAATAAATGGATCGAATAATATTTGTTTTACTTCTTTATTTCGTAAGGCTTCTTCTTTTTTTCTATAATCTTCTCCATCATAATTTTTATGTAGGATGGCCAATTCATTTTTCCATGTTCTCAAAGTATGCCCTTTCTTTTTTTTAAAATCATTTAGTTGTTCCAAAACAAGAGCAAATACTTGTTGTACAGGTTTCATAATCTGATTTGTAATATAAAATGAATAATTAATTTTTATATTATGTTCTTTGATATATTCAGGATTTTCAATACGGTCTCCTTGTAAAGCTTTTTTATTAGGATTATGAATATAGACAAATGGTATTCTATCGCCAACACTTGGTTTATTACCAGGGTCACGTTTACCAATCCTATCTGCTAAAACTTTATGTGCGATTTGTTTAGGATTTTTATAACCTGAACGTAATGATTTTGTAATAATTAATTTTTCCATGTTATACTTTTCATCAATGACATCTTGTAATGTTTCTTTTAAGAACTTGACAGCTCTTTCTACATTTTTTTCTTTCATTAAAATATCGATAATTCCTCCATAAATATCTTTTACAATGGGAGCATTATCTCTACGTTTTAAAACAATACCCATTGATTTTCTATAGCATTTATTGGGGTCATCTTCATATAACAATCCTACATATCTTTTCTTTGATAATAAACAAAAGGGTAGAAATGTTTTTTCATATTCTAAATCGTGTGGACCTTTTAAAAATTTAGTTGCTAATATTCCAGCTTGTTTTGCTAATTCAATTGTAATTTCTAATGCTTTTTTTCCTAAAATATCTTTGTCTTCTAATGTTTTTAGATTGAATTTAAAGAATACCGAATCTGTGTCGCCATAAACATATTCAGCATTGGTCTTTACTTTTCCATAATCTTTTGTATCTACAATTCTATCTTTATAACCTACTTCAATTACCTTTTTAGCATAAGTTAATAATTTACGACCAATCGCAGTAGTAGATGCCGCACAATCTTGTTCATAAAATGTACTTGTTTTAGCACCTGTCTGTCCATACATTGAATTTGCTGTAATCTTAATACTTAATTGCCGTTTATCAAGAATATTTTTCATAAAATCATCTTTTTCTTTTGGAATTTGTTTACGTGTCGCTTTTCTAGCAACTAATAATTCTTTAAGAATAGATGGCATAATGGCATTTCCTTCATTATATTGTGCAAATCTACATACTTTATAGCCAATCTTTACTTTTTCAAGAGCTGCCTTTTCATTACCACCTTTTCGTTGCCATTTAAATGAATCATAAGTAATATCTACATATTTATAATTCTCCAAATTGTCATATATATAATTACCTTCTTCGTCTTTTTCTCCATATTCTCTTACAATTTTTCCATAATTATTATATTCTTTCGTCCAAACCTTGCTATCGTGTGAAATATTTTCACTAATCATTGCTGATGGATATAATGAACTAAAATCAACACAAGCAACAGGTTCTTCTAAATAAAGATTACATTTTGGTTCTAATACAATAGCACCTTCGTATCCTTCATTTGATTGTGATTTGTCAATAACAGGCATGAGTGTATTTTTTTCTCTACATTTTTTGGCAATATAACTAGTAAGTTTAATACCTTGACCACGTAATACTAAAAACTCCATGGGTACACTACATAATTTTGCCATTTCAATAAAACCCGTAATTACATCAATCTTATTTAATAAATGATGTACAAGATTACAATCCTGAATACAATATTTTGCGATAACAGACCTTTCTTTTGGCCCTTCATTTGTCATTCTAAAAATATCTTGCGGAGTTACATCGTCCTTGGATAGACCCCATCTTACTTTTTTATTCATATCCGGTGTTTCTTTACCTTGAATCGTAAATTTTTTTTCTTCTTTATCTATTTCTAAAATCATAAATTTTTCTCCATCTTTATAGGAGTCGATGGAATGAGCTTCTTCTTCGAAATTAATATAGGTGCCTATTTCGATTCCTGTAATATTTTTTGTATAAATTTCTGTAACATCTTTATCTTCATTATATTTTAATTGTTTTACATAGTCGCCAATGAAATAACCAGCAACATAATCTAATTTATATTGCATTAAAGAATAATCTCTACGTAAATAATTATACATATCAATTTGAACCCTTCCATTCATTTTAATATATTTTAAATCGTGTTGTCCGCTTGCGATTACAAGAGAACTTTCTTCTAATTTAATTTTACCAGTTTTGTGGTCCTTTTTAAAACAATTTTCACCTTTATTACGTGACAGTTTCATAAAAGAATTTACAATATTTAATTCTTTTGCTCTTGAAAACATAAATTGATAATCAAAACCAAAGATATTATATCCAATCATAATATCAGGATCTTCTTTTTGGATTATATTTGTCCACGCTAATAATAGTTCTTTTTCATTTTTACAACACTCGATTTCTGCGCCTTCTACATGTTCACAAGTGTCAGAAGATATGCAATGATTTAAATAAGGTTTAGTATCACCATATTTCATAAAGGTTGAACCAATGAATGTAATTTTATCTCCTTCAACACGCGGTAAATATTTTGTTAAAATACTGTCTAATGTGTGTATTTTCATATCTCTATCTGCTTCATCATTTAACATATCAATAATCGAACCTTTTTTTTTATATTTTAGGTTCTTCTGTTTTAACCAAAAGGGTAATTCAATATTCGATTCTTGTGTGATTTCTTCGTGTATTTCATCATCAATGGACGAAGTTGAATAATCATATTCTAGATTTTCTTCTTTCGATACGTTAAGTGATAAAATTATTTTTAATTTATCTTCTAATTCCACTTTTGTTATTTTTTGTTTTGTATAAATCAATTCAATATCTTCGATTTCTTCAAATTGAAACGCAGTCATTATCATATCACAAAACAAATCATTATCTGTTTCTTCGTAACACACCCATTCGTCTACAATATTTTGTGCTAATTTCTTATATGTTTTTTCCGCTAATGGAAAGTCACCATGACTACTACTAGCTTCAATATCAAAACTACAAATTTTGTAGGGAACTGGTGTTTCTTTATTTTCTAATGGAATAATATATTTATATTCGATACTATATTCATAATCACAAGAGGTTCGTTTAGGACTTATTTTATTAGATTTACCATTCGGGATAGCAATCCAACCGGTTGGACTAATTTCACGAATATGAAAGAGACGTAAAAGAGGAGGAATATTTGCTTCATATAATTTAGTAGAGTAATCACAACATTCGTATCCTTCTTTTTTTAAATGGAAAATAGATGTATCTTTTTTTATAGTAGTGGTAAACCATAAATTTTTTACCTTCTTCATAGTTATTTCACTTTTAAATTTTAATAAAATAAAATTATATTCTTTCCCTGCGTCAAAGCCATACAACTTTTTTTTATTCATTAGTTTTGTACTAATAAAATGTTGAGAATGATAATCACCAATGTCTTCACGAATTTGTTCTTCAAACTCGATTCTTTCACATTCCCCCCAGGTGTCATCCACCATAACATAAAAGAATGGATTATAATTTTTAACGATTAATGAAAATGTTTGTCCTTTTTCATTAATACCAAACATTTGAACTTCAAAGCATTTTTCTTTTATTTCATTTTCTTTGTCATAAATATTAAATGCTAACAATCTTACAGGTCTGCTCATTATAAAATATATATTTTCTTATTTTTAATTCAATTTAATAGAGTATCAATATTCATGATGTATGTTTTTTTATTAATTTTATTTTTTGCTACTTTGTAAACATCAAATAATTTTTTTTGTAATTCATTTTCAGGTATATGATTGTGAACATTTCTAGCAATCATTTTATATAATTTAAAATCTGGGTATCTTTCCTCCCCATTTTTTTTATATAATATATTTTTCTCTTTATCATCCAAACACCAATTTTTTATTAAAGTATATATCTCTTCTTCATTGTCTTCAATCATGTCATATATAGAACAACTTAATCTACATAAATCAAAACTAAAATTAGGTTCAACACGTGGTTTATTTGGATTATAGAATGGTTCAAAATTATATTGTGTGGCTGCGTCCCCTTTCGGATAAAAACTATCACTACAAAAAGTTTTATCTTGGAATTTATATATAGCCCGACCAAAATCTATAATTTTAAATATTCGTCCAAAGCTAGGAACCTTATAATATCTGTCTTTCCATTTATAACATATATATACTTTATCTGTTTTTGTATACATTATATTATTTGTATGTAAATCATTATGTGTAAAAGAAAATGTTTTTTGATATACATTAAGAATCATTAATACTTGAAAAATCGCACTTGTTAACTCTTCTTCACTTATCCCTCCTTCAAGTAATGCATCAAGGGTATCATTACATTTTTCAATAGCAATAATTTGAACTGGAAAGTTTTTTATTTTACATATAATATCTTCCACGGATTGTTCATCGTCGTCCTCTTCTTTTTGTGATTCGGGATCTGTTTCAGAATCTGTTTTAGTGTCTGAATCATCGGATTCACTTTCGGATTCACTTTCGGATTCACTTTCGGATTCACAATTGTTATTCGATGTATCAAATAGTAATTCAATACTGTCTTCTTCTAAAATATTGGTCTTTTCTAATATAATTTCATTATCAATTGTAATTTCAATATTATCTAAAACATTTATTTTTTCTTTATTAATTCGTGTTTGTTGTCTATCGTCACAATCCATGATATCAAATAATGTCCCTATGTTTTTTTTGAAAAACTCGGATTCGTATAAATATTCACCTTCATCTTCTGCATTATAAAGGTAATCTTCTTTCATAGATAAAAATGAACCAAAAAAATCAATTCCATGTAAAAATTTATTTTCATTTAGTAATTTGGAAGTTAAAAAATAAAAAAAGCTATCAACATAAGATACATTATTTAAATTATTCATTTTTTCTAAATTTTTTCCATTTAATTTAGGAAGTATATTGATAGTAGTATCGCATTTTTCACTACCTCTCATATATTTTAAAGGGTCTAATAAAGGAGAAAATTTTATAAATATATTTTTCTCTATTGTTTTATCATTTTCGGTTAATATATCACATTTAAACTCATTTTCGGTAATTCTATCATTTAATTTTATCATAGAATGAATATGATTTAAATTTATAGAATTATAATTATTTTCTGTTAGATTAAAAAATCGGTTATAGATAGGTATATAATTTTGACAGTTTTTTAGTCCAAATGATTCAAATGAGTTAAATAATATTTCATTCTTATTTTTTTTATAAAAAAAGTTCATTAAATCATATACATACTTATTATTTATTATTTAAACTTATTAATTGGGAGTAATTTATATATTTTTATATAATTTTATCTAAATGGCAGAATTACAACTAAATAAATTTGATCTGAGTCAAATTAATTTTGACCCTAAAGAAAATAAAGGCCCAGTGATTGTTTTAATTGGAAGAAGAGATACAGGAAAGAGTTATTTAGTACGTGATTTATTATATCACCAACAAGATATTCCTATAGGAACAGTTATATCTGGTACAGAAGCAGGTAATGGATTTTATAGTGAACATATACCAAAATTATTTATTCATGATGAATATAATACAGCAATTATTGAAAATATTTTAAAACGTCAAAAAAATGTTTTAAAAGAGGTAAAAAAAGAAATCACCAATTACAAAAAAAGTAAAATTGACCCTAGAACATTTGTTATATTAGATGATTGTTTATATGATTCATCATGGACCAAAGATAAAATGATGAGATTATTATTTATGAATGGTCGCCATTGGAAGGTTATGTTAATTATTACAATGCAATATCCTCTAGGTATACCACCTAATTTAAGAACAAATATTGACTATGTTTTTATATTAAGAGAACCCTATATAGCAAATAGGAAAAGAATATGGGAAAATTATGCAGGTATGTTTCCAACATATGAATCCTTCGCACAAGTCATGGACCAATGTACCGAAAATTTTGAATGTTTAGTTGTAAATAATAATGCAAAATCGAACAAGTTACAAGACCAAATATTTTGGTATAAGGCAGAACATCATCAAGATTTTAAATTGGGGTCAAAAGAATTTTGGGAAATGTCAAAAAATATTGGTTCTGATGAAGAAGAAGAAACATATAATCCAAATAAATCAAAAAAAATATCACAACCCATCAATGTAAAAAAAAGTAAATGGTAGTTATTTTTTTTTTAATATATTTTTTTGCTCTATATTCATAAAAAGATATATACCCATTAATCCTACCGATGCCAAAAAAAGTTTAACAAATATGTCATCTTCTTTATAATCCACTTTTGAAAATGATTCGCATACCTTTTCGTCTTCTTCACATTCGACTTTGGTTAATGGATTTTTACATCTTACAGGGAGTTTACAACCCGCTATTTTTCTACATGAAAATAAACAAGGATGAATATCTGGTATTTCTCTATCTAATACATATCCACTGCCTTCTGAATATTCATTATTGTTATTCACTACGGGTAAATGTATTAGACTACAAGGTCCATCATTACCATCAAATATAGAATTGGCAAAACCTCTAGGGTCAAACCCACTCATAGAATCTTCAAGAATACCAAATAACAAACCTCTTTGACTAGTCGCAAGGGTGCCGCTCGCACCAGAACCAGGAAGCCAATCTCCTGCGGTGATATTATTTACATAGATTGACCTTGGAACAATCTCTCCCTTTTTATTTTTACACGTGGCGGCTGTTTTATAAAAGAATTTATTACCAGGTATTTTTCGACTTGCTTTAGAAGCTCGACTTTCACCGACCATAACCAAATCAATATAATCACTCATAGATAATAGATTTTTATCAAAATCACTTACATTCATACCTCCACCAAGTTCTGTTGGTGATTTTATATTTTGTGTATAACTGTAGGTTTCTGGAAACGAGTTATCTCCCATATAATATAAGAAAACAATATATTTATATTATATATGAATTTTACCTTGTATAAAAGACAACCTCTTGTCAAAACGGGTTCAACCGAAGAAGTTTCGGTCGTTTCAAATGTATATAATAATAGAACTGAATCCTATATTCCATTTAAACCACAACCAATCAAACATTGGAGAAAACAGCTTATAAGAACAGATGGATGTATAAAGAAAGAATATGTTCCTGAAAAATCTTCAATTGATAATAAAGATAATTGTGGAGATTGTGACCCTAAAAAAAAAAGAATCAGAAGTGGTTTAACAAATAAAAAAGAGGGTAAATATTACCATAACACATCTAGATATTTAGAATCAAGAGTAAAATCTTGTGATACAAATTATTCTGTACCGAATCTTTTAAAATGTAGTGAAGAAGAAATCTTATATACGCCTATTGAAAAATATAATAATAGCAAATATTCTCAACAAGGAGCCGTTTCTAGTTCTACTAGAATTATGGAATTAAATCGTAGTACAATTTCAGTAAGAAATACATTTATAGATAGAAGTTCAGGAATATGTAGTAGTTAATATAAAAATTTTTCACACCATTTTAATGATTTTAGCATATTATTTTTTTTTAAATTTTCTAATTTACTTGAATCTTTATTCTGTATATGAATTAAATTCAAAGTAGACATAATATTTTCCATTTGTTGTTGTCCAAATATTGAATTATATTCTTCGAGTTTATTTATAAAGATTGATGGAATTTCAACGTTAAATAATCGTAAAATATTATTTTCATTCAAATATATACTTTCTATAAAAGGTAACATTATTTTAGTATCTTTTAGTTTAAAACCCTCACAAATAATATATTTTTCAGAATTTGCAGTTCGACTACTTTGAGGTTTCATAATAGAAACATTTTCATATAAACTTGATAATAAATACATAATATCTACTGATAAATATGTAAAAATATCATATAATTTTATGATAAATGTTCCACCTTTTTTTTGAACTACAATCGCATGAGATATTTGATATAAAATAAGTTTTAAAGCTTGTTCTTCTTGATTATTGTAATCATCTGAAAAATCAAATCCCCCGTCGGCAGTTACCAAATCGATAGTTTGATTATATGTATCATAGCAATATTGTAAATTTACATAATGACTTAAATCGCCGGTTTTATCTTTTCCAAATTCAATATTTACATTTTTATTATTATTTAAAAAATCTTGTGATTTTTTCCATCCTGGAACATTAATATCATCATTTATAATTGTCATCGCATTGTATGTATCTTTTGGATTATTTCTTAAATTTACCATAGCTTGAACGAATCCACCAGGACCTTCAGCAAAATGAAATGTTTGAATAGGTTTACTTGTTTCATATAATTTAAAAGATTTTACGATTTCTATCATTTTATAATAAGAACGTGATAGAGGTATTATATAAGGAAACATTTTCATAGATTGTACTTGTATATATTCATAGGTATTTGTATATTTTTTATATTTATCCCATTCATTTTCTATATGGACTAAATCTTTCGTATCATTCAAATATCTTTTCATTGTTTTTCCAATATATATAGGAGATATTTCTTTGGAATATTGAATATTGAATTTTATATATAAATCTTTATCTAAAAAGATATATGGTAATTTATAATAGCTCATTATTGAATATAATAAATTATGTTTATATGAAATGATGATTAATATATTTTTGTATTTCAAAAAACCTAATTGGTTTATCTGTATTAATTAAAAGCTCTAATTCTTTATTTGGTTTTATCCAAATGGATTCTGATAAAGAATTATCCTTTATATATTTATTTAATTCTTTTGTTACCTCAGTCCTAGCCATTAAGGTTCCCTTCTCTTTATTAAAAAAAATACATAACTCATCAGAGACACTTGATGGTTTTGCAAAACCAGACGGTTTTCTAATTATTTTTGTTTCTTTTATTTTTTCTTTTTTATTTGCCTTTTTTTCTATGATTTTTAGAGCTTTATTTATATTAGACTGTTCCTTTTTTATCACATCCATTGATACTTTAATTTCATTAACAAGTATTTGAATATCCATTCATATAAAGTAAATATACTCTTTATATGAATTATTCTTACAAGTAGGCATTTATTATATATGTGTATATATAAATGACATCAAATATTAAAACTAATATTCACAAATTAATTATGAAGAGAGGAGATATTTGTTGTAAAGATGATTTTGATAAAAATCATATTATAAAATATATTATTGATTTATACAAAAAGAAACACGGCAATACAGAATACTTAGGGTGGATATCAAATGATATATTACGTCTACTTGGATATAATAATGAGTTAACAAAGAGTGTTTGGGAGAGTATGAATCGTTCAATGATGACAAAAAATAAAGTGAATTTAGTAAAAATAAAGAAAGTAATGAGTGGGTTACCATTATACTATCTATTTAGTATTATTGGTATGAATTATCCAATATTAGAATTCGACGGAATTTTGATGAAATTATAAATTATACAGATTCTTCACCTTCTACTTTTTTTGGTTTGTTACGTGTTTCACACATGAGAGGATATCCTAGGATACCTCTTACATCATCAGCAACCAGGCGTGTTTTACCATCTTTTTCTTTTTCAGCTACTACAAATGAAACATATTCGCCTTCTACAAGATAGTGAAATTGATCATTTTTTGTGGAAAGGGAAGAATGGTGAACAAAAAAGTCTCTTGGTGTTTCCTCATCAAGAGACTTGAGCACGTGAAGCCTGCTTACAAAACCAAAACCAGATTTCATGTTAAACCATTTTACGCGACCAGTAAGACGTGTGCTTTCCATAATAATAATATATAGTAATATTCTTTATATTATTATTATAACATATTTATTAGTTTTTTTATATATTCATAATTCGGTTTTTCATCATAGTCAAGTGAATCAATATAGCTATGTAAATATTTAAATCGGTTGTTCAAAATATTCATCTTCATTTCTAAGACTGATGAAATGTTTTTTACGCCTGTCCAAGGTAATGAACCATCATTAAGATATATTAATATATATAGAATAGAATATATATCGTCTCGTCTAGAAGGATATTGATATTCATTTACAAATTTACTACAAAACTCTAATGTTCCTGTTATAGTTGAATTTATTTTATTGTCAATATGTTGTTCTTCATTCATAAATGGTATGGCCAATCCAAAGTCAATAAAAAATAAATTACCATTTTGACATAATATATTTTCGGGTTTTACATCACGATGAATAATCCCTTTCTCATGAACGTCCCTTATTATATCAATCATTTGTAGTCCTATATTTTGTATACTATCAATTTGTTTATTTTTATATTTTTCAATAGAATCACCCAACACATCAATCACCATATAATTATAATTCCCTTCTTTACCAAATGTCCTTATTCGTGGAACACCTTGTATACCTCTTAAATAATTATATATTTTCGATTCATGATGAAGTAATGATAGATTCGAATTTTCTTCTATCTTTATTGCAACTCTTCTCTTTGTAATATGATGTCGCGCTAAAAAAATAATTCCAAAGGCACCATTTCCAATTTTATCTTCTAAAATATAGGTTTTATTCACATATATTTTCATCTTTAGTATTTAATTTTGTTAATGTTTTATGTTTAATATTCTGTTTCTGTAATATGTGTTTTAGTTTGAATGGCAACATTGATATCATATTCATTATTGTTTGATATGAAAATTTAACTATGGTTGTATTATTATTGAATTTTATACTATACCACCAAAAGGGAGGGATATATAGAACTTGTCCTTTTTTTATAGTAAACTCTAAACATTTTACTTTATCAAATAAATCTTTATATTCATTTTGTATATTCCATGGATGAAATGGAGATTTAAATTCATAATTTTCATAATCATTTTCCTCTCTTAAATATTTAGAACTATGTGGAGGCATCATCTTAATATGAATTTCTCCTTCTGTAACAATATATATTGTTCTATCATTCATTTCATATTTTAAGGGAGTACATATATTTTTTGATGCAATCATTAAATCATAACTACAATTTCCAACTAAATAGGGTCTTAAGTAATAATCATTTTTTTTAAATTCTTTAATCATTCCCGTTTCAGTTAAAAATGTTTCATTATTCTCACTTAAAAAATCTTTTTTTAATATCTTTAAATTTTTAAATTTCTCACATTCACCATTTCTTATATTTACTTCAAACACACCATAATTTGCTTCTATATGTTCTCTTGATATTTCAATAGTATTAAATAAATCTGTTTCTAATATAATGGGTTGGCGAATACTACATATCTCTTCAAAATTATCTTTAGTTGTATCCGAAACTTGAAAAACTTCAAGATCATTTGATTTTTTAAATTGGGAATGAATGTGTATATAAATAAATATAAATATGATAAAATGTATAGTATTTATAAATATTGACATATTTTATGACTATAAATATTTTTAACTAATTTGACACATTATAATATTTGATTTATATATGCCAAAGCCAAAACTTATACAAGGAAATGAGTTATTCAATTTATATAAAAAAAAAATTAATCATGAAAAAAAAGTAATAAATAATTTAATAAAACCCAAACCTGAACATAAACTAAATATAAATGAGGACTATACTATCCCAGAAGAAATGAAAATTAAAATTAAAAAATTAATAAAATTAAAATAATAAATTATTATTATCATATAACCTAATATTATATGCCAACGAAAAAAATGATTAAAGGATTGAAAACCCGTAAAAAAATGATTAAAGGATTGAAAACCCGTAAAAAAATGATTAAAGGATTGAAAACCCGTAAAATGATTAAAGGATCAGGCGGCATCAAAAAAGATGGCCCCGAACTAGAAATCCAGAAAGAATTATTCAAATGTGGTGTTGACTTGTCTAGCCAAGATATATTGTGGCGTCCGTGCCTGGTACCAAAACTGATTAAAAATATAAACCAGAAGGATCCCAGTTTTAATTTCTTTCATTATTTATCAAGAGATTTAGACAAGGGCCATATTTATAAAAGATTTGAACCATTAATAGAACGTAAAATAACAAATGAATGTGTAATGAAAGACATAATATATATAGAATCTGCAATATTACGTAATGATATTGTAAATGAAATGGAACATTATGATGAATGGTGTGAAGTCAGAAGTAATTATTTGACTTTATCTTTACATGAGGATAAAACCTATGTAGATGAATTTCATCCTGAAAATCTACATTTTATAAAAAAATATAATGAAAACCAATTTATAAAAGTCTTTCTTAACAAACTAAAAAATATAATAAAAAAGAGAGATCAAGAAGTATTTAATGATACGATTGAATATTATAAAGAAAGGTTGGAAGGTAAGCTAAATGTCTAATTCATTATGAATAACTTTCTGTGATACACATCTTATGAACTCTAGGATGGAATTTAATGTTGATACTTCTGCCATATAAATAATCTCTTTGTATTAAAGGAATCAAGATTATACTAATATGATAATTAGTTTTGATGTTGGTATCAAGAATATGGCTTATTGTTTAATGAATGATAATAGGGATATTATAAAATGGAATGTACTTGATTTAGGAGCGCCCTCCCATAGTTGTTCACATTGTACACAAACCTCCAAATATGAAGATAAAGAAAAAAATATATTTTATTGTGGTAGGCATATAAAAAAAAGTAAAAAACTTAAAATGCCTATATCTTACAAAAAAATATCAAAATTATCTATAAAAAAACTAAGAGAATTTTGTATAGAAGAAAATATAGATAGTACAGGAACAAAACAGGAAATACAAGATTATATTGAAACATATAAAGAAAATCATTTTTTATTCGATATTGTAAAAGTATCTTGTAAAGATGTAGACATGGTAGATATTGGTATAAGACTGAAGGAAAAATTAGATGAAGATATAAAAAATGAAGTTATTGATTGTATATTGATAGAAAATCAAATAGGTACAATTGCGATAAGAATGAAGACCATTCAAGGAATGTTAGCACAATATTTTATCATGAATGGAAAAACCAATATTTCTTTTATTTCATCAACAAATAAACTAAAAGATTTTTCTTTAAAAAAATTATCATATAAAGAAAGAAAACAAAAATCGATTGAAATTACAAAAGAACAAATAAATACAGAATGGAAAGAATATTTTATAAATCATAAAAAAAAAGATGATTTGGCTGATTCATTTTTACAATTATTATGGTATTTAAATAATGCGTCTTGTACGACTTAAAAATATATTGATTTAATACAATATGCCGGAGGTTATCGAAATTGTCGAACCAGAAAATATAATTGAGATACAATCTGAACCACCTTCTGTAAATTCAGGCGGCGGATTAGAATTATTAATGAACATGAAAAAGAAAGAATCAAAACCCAGTTCAGAAGTCAATATTGAAATATCAAATATTGAAACATTAGAAAAAGAATTGAATGATTTAACAATTGATGTAGAAGAACCTAATAATTCAGGTGGATTATTTTCTGGATGGAAAGCATCGGAAGAAGAACCCCCTAAAAATACTGAGGTGAATGAAGTAAAAGAAGAATTATTTACAAAAAAAGATTCTATTTTTAAAATGAAAGAAAATGTTGAGGTCCCAGTACAAGAAGAAAAACGTTCCAACGAAGATATTCTAGCTGAAAAGTTTAAAATTCTTCATAAATTAGAAAATTTAGAAAAAAAAGGGGTTCGACTTACAAAAAAATATAATATGGAATCTTCCTTAAATGAAATGAAAGGTGAATATGAAATGATTATATCAGAAAAAGAAAAATCAAATAGTGTAAAATTTCAAGGTAAAATGTTAATGGCAGCGGTAACAGGTTTAGAATTTTTAAATAATAAATTCGACCCCTTTGATATCAATCTGGATGGATGGGCGGAACAACTTAATGAAAATGTGGAGGATTATGACGAAATATTTGGAGAATTACACGAAAAATATAGTTCCAAAGCAAAAATGGCTCCCGAATTAAAGTTAATGTTTCAATTGGCAGGTTCTGGAATTATGGTTCATATGACAAATTCTATTTTTAAATCTTCTGTTCCAGGCATGGAAGATATTTTCAAACAAAATCCTGAGTTGATGAAGCAATTTTCCCAAGCAGCGGTGAATACAATGAGCAATGATAATCCTGGTCTAGGTAATTTTATGAATGGTATGAATAGTTCTGGAGAGCCACCTGAACCCGTAAGAACAAAAGTTTCAAGAACCGATAATATGAGACAAGATACTATGTCAAATGATTATGGTGTCAATATTAATGATACAAATGAATATGTAGAAAGAAGCAGACCAGAAATGAAAGGCCCAAGTAATATAGATGATATATTATCAGGAATAAAAAGTAAACAAACAGAGGTTCAAGAACCAGAAAAAGAAGGTAGCACGATTAGTATAAAAGACCTCCAAGAAATGAGAGATATTAATCTACCTTCCAAGAAAAGCAACCGAAGAAAAAAAAGTGATAAAAATACGATAAGCTTGGAAATGTAATATATTCATATTATATGACAACAAATTGTGGTTTTGAATTTAATATGAGACGAAAAGCTGAAATATTACAATATAATAATAATAATAATAAAAATATAACTCAGAAACAACAATATGCAAATCAACAAAAAAAAGGTAAACAATTATTTTGTGAAATCACAAATGAATATACGCCTTTATCGAATTCAGGTGTCAAGGGTTCAATCGGTGAATATTTATATTATAATCCTGATATACCTCTTGTACATAAAAGTGTATCATTTCCGAATAAGGTACCAAATGTAATAACCTATACGATCGATTTGTCATCGACGTGCCTTTAATTTCTTAAATTAGGATTAATACATATATCAATCGTTGGAAATATGTCACCAGACATACATATATCTCCATGATTTACTTCAGCACAATTTCTTCCACAATTATCTCGTCCAATATAACAATATCCCTTCGTTTTTGCTTGTTTTTCTTTCTTTTTTTTTTTTAATATTGTTTTATTTTCTTGATAGATTTGTCCTTTATCTTCTATTTTTTTAATGGGTACATTTGAATCTACTGTTTTTTTAATTCCATTCTCATTTACATTCAAACTTTTTTTTCCACTAGGTATAAATTGTTTGAATGTATTTTTAAAGAATAAAATATAATCTTCTGAAAATATACCACTGTATATAATAATATTTACAACCAATAATCCTAAAATAATAATAATAATAAAATATTTTATTATATTTGTTATTGGGAATGTTTCATTCGTATCTATTGTTTTTAAATCAGCTGACGTAATTGTTTCGCTCGGTAATTTAAGTTCGGACATATATATATATATGAAAAAAATGATTAATAAAACAAAAAAAATATATTATACAAATAGTCAAAAAACAAAAAAAATATATTATACAAATAGTCAAAAAAAAAAAAATATATATTCTATAAAAAGTCCAACAACAAAAAAATCATTTTCTCCAGAAGTCAATAAAAAACTTACCGTGATTTCAAAAAAAGAATACAATGAACTTTTTGGTTGTGGGGCTGAAAATAAATTAATAAAAATGGGTCAAACCAATAATAAAACTCTAAAAATATTAAATAAAGATAAGTGTATCTCGTTAAAAAGCAAAAAGGGAAAAGAAATTTTGAAATCCAATATGAATGAAAAAATGGATTGTAATACTATTATTGGACCCTCCCAAAAACATTCAAATTGTTGGTTTAATACATTATTTGTTACATTTTTTCTAAGCGATAAGGGGAGGAAATTTACTAAACATTTTCGACATACAATGATAAATGGAAAAAAAAGCAATGGAAAAAAAATAAATCCAATATCGTTAAGAAATAGCTTATTATTATTAAATATAGCTATTGATGCGTGTTTAAATTCTGGTGGGGCGAATAGTATCGCCATTAAAATAAATACAAATACAATAATTTATAATATTTATAAATCGTTACCGATTACCAATATATATAAAACAAATGAAGCTGGAAATCCAATCGATTATTATTTAACTATTATAGATTATTTGAAATCCGAGAAGAATACAATCTTTATGATAGAAGACATGCATTCTCTGAATGAATTAAAATTAAAACAAATTAAATTACCAGATATTGTAATTATAAGTTATTTTGATACTACCTCTAATTATTTATTATCTTGTAAAGAAGAAAAGAAAGAAGTTCTTTATCTTCAAGATAAAAAAGATAAAAAACATAAATATATTTTGGATTCTACTATAATAAGAGACAATGAAATGACCCACTTTGCATCAACATTAACTTGTAACAAAAAATTACTAGGTTATGATGGAGAAAGTGATAATAAAATTAATCGCCATTTTAATTGGAAAAAATACATTAATAAAGATTACGATTGGACGTTTGAGGGCTCAACCTGGAAAGGTACCAAAGAAAATATATATTGGAATTATAAAAAAGGCTACAGCATGCTTTTCTATTATAGAGTGGATTAAATTATATCCAATTCATTATTTTCATTTATATAAAATATTTTTTTAACAATATAATTTTTTTTCGCAGCAATGATATTTATACTTCTTAAACAATTATTACAACACTTACTCATTATTAATTTTTCTCCGGTTTTATTTGTTGTAAATACTGCAATATTAATTATTTTCGTTTTTTTTTGAATATGCAGTTTTAACATAACATCAACTTCAGCGTGAACGGTTCCGTGCTGAAGTGTCATTTCGTATTTATTCCACCCGACTTCATAAAAGACAATACCTTTTATCTAAAACTAAGCACGACATGTAAGCGCGTCCGTTGTTCGCATTTGGAATTTGACAACGATGCAAAGCGCTCTTTCCCATCAAATCGATTACTTGTTTTTTCTTATTCATTTTTATATCGACCATGATATATATACATTATTTCAATTTTATTAAGAATATAGAATATTTAATTTTTCAATCGATTTATCTATATTTGTTTTTTTTTCTTGTGTTTCTAAATAATCGGTTTTAGGAGCAATTTCATTTTTTTTTACATCTTTATAGACCATATGAATATTTTTTAAGACAACTTGTATTTGTTGACTTTTTGTTGGTTTTATTAAATGAACGGTATAATCAATATTCTCACATAAAAGAGAAACCGCAAAGTATAATACAAATCTTCTTTTTTTTTTAGTTGAAACTGTATATTTTACTGAAAATATATCTATTAATGAATTAATATTTTTCGCAACAATTTTATTTCTATTTTTGCTTTCTTCGATTATAATTTCCCAAATTAACCAAATAATATCTTTATAATAATTACTTTGAACAGGTGCGATGGTTCTTGTTTTACCTATTAATTTTTCTCCTTTTTTTTTACATATATCTTCAAAATGCAGTATCCATTCAATCCAAAAACAAGCCATATAATTATTTTTTTGTTGTATAGAAATTTGATATACAAATTCATTTAAGGCGATATGTAACTCTTTTGGATCGTCTGGTGTAATATAATCCTTACTATAATTTGTATTTGGCGCTTGTAATTTGCTAGTCAATTGTAATAAATCATAATCATCTTTTTTATTAATTTTAATTTGTTCATATTTATGTTTTTTTTGTGATAAACATAATACACATATAATTTCACCAAATAAATATCGTATTGTATCATTATTTCTCATTAACAATACATCATTCAAATATCCATTTTCTATTATTTTTTTAAATTCTGATATTTTCAAAGAAATATAAACAGGCAACTTAGGATTTCCAATATGTATATGTTTAGACATAAATAAGATAATGATTTCCCATAATTCTTCATAATTTCCAGAACAAATGAATTCTGCCGCCCAATAACATGATTCTTCTAATTTTCCTGAATTAATCGATTTTATTAATTTTTCTTTTACAGATGATTTTTTATATTTAGAAAAGGTTATATTTTTAAATTCCTTTATACTTCTTATATCATTTATATGTATCATAATACATTCATATAAAAAAAATAGGGTGATAAATATATAAATGGATTTAAAAATGAATTGGAAAAAATATATTTTTATTTTTTTTTGTATTTTAATGATAATTGTATTATTTAGAAAAAATAAAAAAGAAGGTTTCGAATCCAATGTTAAATCGTTTATAACTAAAAATAATGATAATATTTACGATGAATTCTATTGTGATAATTATGATACAATTATGAAAGACAACAAGAGAACTATATTTGAAATTAGTCATTTAATTAAATATGGTAAACTAAATGCGAATAGCAGTGTCTTAGATATAGGTTCTGGAACAGGACATCACGTATGTGAACTAAAAAAAAATGATTTTAAAGTAATCGGAATAGATATATCAAAATACATGGTAAAAAAAGCAAAGAAAAACTATCCAGAATGTGATTTTGTACAAGGTTCTATTAATGATTCATTCGTCTTTTTACCTTCCACCTTTTCACATATTACATGTTTTTATTATACTATATATTACATTAAGGATAAATCATTATTTTTTGATAATTGTAAAAAATGGCTACAACCAGGTGGTTATATTATGTTACATTTAATTGATAACGATACATTTGAATATAAAAATAAAAAAATAAAAAATGATACATTTTGTTATCGTAATGAATTTCATTTATCAGGGAATCAAGGAACTTTATCTGAAATATTCAATTATACTACAGGTGAAGTAAGACAAAATGAGCATAAACTATATATGACCCATTACAAAGATATTATAAAAATGGCTAAATCGAAAGGAATTCAAATACATAAAAAAATAGAAATGGAATCTTGTAATTATAAGAACCATTATTTATTTGTTTTATATATTCCTTAACTATCTGCTATATTTCCCTCCTTTATTAAATGTATCTAATACGAAAATAATAAATATACCTAAAAATGCATATAATATAACTTCTTCAGTAACATTATGTGTTTTTAATTCTCTATCATCTTCTAGAAGATAGATTAAATAATTTAATTTTTCATTTAATTCCTTATTCGAATTTTCTTTTGTAGGTTGTTGATGAATATCCCATGTAATTTCTTGATTTTGATACATATTCGAATCTTCATTTGCTAAAGGTTGAGGGGGGAAGAGTGTTTCTTCTTTATCTTCTGTTTTTTCAACTCCAGACGAGACAGGATTTTCTGGAGGAATAAATTCAACTACTTCATCTTCTTCATCATCATTTGTATGATGTATTTTATTTATAAGTTCTGCTACCTTTTTGTTCTTAATTGTTTTATTTTTTGGAAGTTTTACTGGCGGAGTTCCAAGATCTATAGGAGACGCATAAGTTGCCAATGACATATCTATAAAAATAAAATATATTATTATTTATTATCGAACATACTAATTTTATATATAATATATATATGGACTTTAGAAAATATTGTGTTTATGATTACGGCCAACTTGCGATTGTGATTGCGTCAATTATACTCATTTTAGTAAAACCTGATGCTTTTGTTAAGTTAACTAAAAATATTTTAGGAAGAATTGTATTAATTACTTTATTGATAATGGCAACTTTACATTCTTCTTTATCCGGCATTCTTGTTGCTATTGTATTAGTTGTTTTAACAGAAACGTATTATGAAGGCAATTGTGGCAAGGAATCATGTCATGACGACGGCGAAACGGAAGATGATGATGATGATTCGGTAGATGATTCAGCGCCTGACAAATCGAAAGACAATAAAGCCCCTTTAGAAAATATTATTCCAACTGGAACACTTTTTGATGATGTATTAGAAGATTTTAAAGAGGGCAACGATTGTGCCAATGAATCAGACCCTTTTGCATGCCTAATAGATGATGCGATGAGCAATTGAACTATTTATATAGCGCCGGGAAGAAAATAAAAAGAATCCTTTTATTAATATATATATTAATTATATGTCATTCACAAGATTTAATAATGATACATCAAGAGTAAAAAAAAGACTACAAGAATCAACCGATATTGGTAGATATATGCTAAATGTTCCTGGTAACGGCGATAAACCCCTATATATGAATGACCCACACATTCGTCTTCAAAAATGGGGTGGAAATGCTATGAAAAATCCAGTAACATTAGAATCAAAATTATTTGGTTTAGACCATAGATTAGACCGTGATTGTTATAAAAAGGATAAAAAAATAGATGGAACAAAAATTTATTATTCAAATGGAAAATTAGAGGTGGGTGAATCAAGAATAACACATCCAATATGGGAATATAGAGAATTAGACCAAACCAAAACAAATATTTTACCTTTAAATCCACAAGAAAATACGGAACTATCATTTAATCATAATTTAAATACACGATTATTACAAATGGATGATTATAATTCAAATAATAATAATATATAAGAATATAAATGGCAGATATTATACTTCCGGCTGTAGCACTTGGGGCGCTATATTTAACAATAAAAAAAAATAATGAAGGATTTAAGGGAAGAGAAAATAAAAAAGAATATCGACAATATCCAGTTAAAAAAAAAGAAGAAGCGGCACATATAAATGAATATAAAGGCGGTAAAACAATTGCAGAAAAATATTTTTCTGAGAAAACACAAGAAACAGGTGAAATATCTAGTTTAACAGGTTCAAGTGTAAATTCCCAAGATTTTAAACACAATAATATGGTTCCTTTCTTTGGTTCAAAGACAAAAGGAAATATAAATACACACGAAGGAATATTAGACTCGACACAGGGACAAGGAACACATTATATAAAAAAATCAGAACAAGCACCTTTATTTAAACCTCATACAAATTTATCTCACGCCCATGGGGCACCCAATTCAACAGATTTTATAAAATCGAGAATGAACCCAAGTAATAAAATGGCAAATGTGAAGCCTTGGGAAGAAAAACGGGTCGCTCCTGGTCTAAATATGGGTTATACAACAGAAGGAAGTAATATGGGATTTAATACGGGAATGGAGCATAGAGATGTATGGAAACCAAAAAATGTAGATGAACTTCGTGTAGCAACAAATCCAAAATTAACATATACATTAGATGGTCTTCAAGGAGCAGCATCATCAAATATTAAGGAATATCATAATATTGGACATCAAGGAAAAATAGAGAATCATGCTCCTCCGACTTTTTATGAAAATACGTGTGATCGTTGGTTTACAACAACTGGTAATGAAAAAAGAGAAACACAGCGAGGAGAAGAAATGATGGGTCATGTGAATCGACCAGAAACGTCTCAAAGTTATTTTGGAGGACAAAGAACACAAAATGAAAAGAGTTACGTAAAGGGTGAATTTATGGATAGTAGAAGAAATCAAGTTGAAAGTAATCCCCAAAATATTACATCTGTAAAAGGTCCAGCACCTTTAAGTGAAACTGATTATGGAAACGGATCGTATAGAAATAATAATAACAATAGAAATAATAAACAAGAATATTTAGGTTTAAATGGTATATTAAAAGCCTCCATTTCACCATTGGTTGATGTATTAAAACCTACTAAAAAATCAGAAGTCATAAACAATATACGTCAAGAAGGTAATATAAATGGTGGAAATCGATTACAAGATAGAATATATAATCCAAATGATAAATTAAAAACAACGATTCGTCAACAAATAGGAACAAAAATAGAGGACCACTTAAATTATCAAGGTACTAAAAAAGACGGTTATCATTTATATACACCTGACGATAGAGAAGTAAATCGTTCAAGTACAAGTCGTGCATATGAAGGTGGAGCAGGTCCAGCAAGTATATCGAATTTACCTTCTTATGTTTCAGCATACAATCAAAACAATAATGATTTAAAAGAACAAAATAATAGAATCAATACTGGAAATATGGATTTATTTAATGGTTCAATGAATGCGACCTTAAGAAATGATGTAAATGAAAGCCATAGAAAACAAATTATTACTACTACAAATGCAAATGTATACACACCGAACCTTATAGGAAAAGATACATTAGTAAATCCAAGACATGAAACAGAATCATTAGAGAACAATCGAATGAATTCTGATATTCTTGATGCTTTTAAAGAAAATCCATACACTAAAAATTTACATTCAATATGATTTAAAAATATTAAAATATAATATTGAATGTATGATAAAATAGATATGTTAATAGAGGAGGACAATGTTCCCAATATTTTATTTTATGGTAATTATGGTGTTGGAAAAAAGAGACTATTAAAATACATGTTAGATAAAATATATTATGGTGTTACCAATAAACAACAATATATTTTATTTGTAAACTGTGCTTATAACAAAGGCATACAATTTATACGCGACGAAATTAAATTTTTTTCAAAAATAAATTCAATTCATAAATTTAAAAGTATAATATTGACAAATATTGATAAATTAACAATAGAGGCGCAGTCAGCATTAAGAAGATGTATAGAATTATATAATCATAATACGCGTTTTTTTATAGTGATTAATAATAAAAAATCAATTATGAAACCTATTTTATCTAGATTTTCCCATATACATATTGAAGATGACAATTATTATCATTTATATAATAATAAATTATTCGGAAAAGAAAATAGAAACTTTAATGTGTGGTTAAATAAAAATATAGAAACAATAGAACTTCATAAATTTGTGAATTATTGTTATCTAAACTCAATCACATACAATGATATTTTGAATTATATTGAATCCAAAGATATAAAAAATAAATATTTATTATTAATAGAATTAAATAAATGGAAAAATATTATTCGTAATGAAAAATTATTATTATTATATGGTATAATTTATTATCGTTCGTTCATATAACTTTTAGAATATATATATTTTTATTAATGGACGATTTTGTTGAAAGTACATTAAGAGATTCTAAAAATGAATGGGTGATAAGATTAATGAATGTATTAACGCCATCTATTATCAAAGGTTTAAAAACATTATATATTGAATCTTGTAGATTATGTGATGAAAATGATGAACCCGATAAATATTTAATTACATTCCAAACATTTTTAACAAGAGTTCCAAAATGGAATGATACTATGATTGAAAGTGAAAAAAAAAATATAATAGAAACATCAGGATGTTACTATATTGAAGATTTAATTTCGTGTGTTCATATTATTCAATTGAAATCATTAACATGTGTAAGAGTAGGAAAAGAACAAAAAAAAATAGATATTGATATACCAAATTTAAATAGTTTTATTCATAAAGTATACATTAATGTAGCGCGAAAAGTTTATACAAATATTTATTTATTTGAAAAAGATATTGAACCTCTTTCTATACAAAAAAACAACAGAGAACTAGAATTAATTATACGAGAATGTATATTGAATACTGTAAGAGATACAATGCCAGTCGAAGATATCTTAAAAAGATATATAGGAGAAATTGTAGAAGAAAGTGTTGTCGAAGAAGAAGAAAAACCTGTCAAAGAAGAATTGCAAACCAAAATAGAATTACCGACAAGTGAACTAGCAAAAATAGAATTACCGACAAGTGAAAATAAAAATGAAACAATTCATTTTAATAATATAGATTATGCAATTAGTGACGACGGTATTATAGAAGATATAGTCGCACCAAAAACAATAGAAAGATTAGAAGAAATATCAAGAATAAACAACCAAGAAGATTCGGATGACGATTCTATAAAAATATACAATGATGCAGAAACATTAGATATTGAAGAATTAAATATTGATGTCATAGCGTAATTGCGTTTTAAATACTTATAAATGATATGATAAATATTATATGGAAAATTATATTATATCATTTACAATTACCATTATTTTTTTATTGTTAGAAGGAATACGATTTAGAGAAACAATTAAAGAAGAAACAACATATAAACCCATTTTAAAAAATACAATCATTGTTTTTGTATCTTGTATGATTGGTATTTTTTGTATAGAGAATTTACAACCAGAAAAATTAAAAACGAAAGTTTATACGGACAATCCAAATTTTTAATAAATATAATAATTTATTTTATAACTAATTAATATAATGATGACAAGTAAAATATATATCGGTATGTCGTTTATTTTAATATTAATTCTTTTACCTTTATTTTTTAGAAGAACGTGTGAAGGTATGAAAACAGCGGAGTACCACCGCAAACCGCCCCGCAGTGATCAAATAGCATCAACAGACGAAGCATCAACAGACGAAGCATTAACAGACGAAGCACAGCCTCCAACAGACCAACATCAAAATAAGCCCCCACCGATCCCCATGTTGAGTTTTCCTCAAATACCAGAAAAAGTGGAACCAACCGCCCCCAGCAATTCAGCAACACATATTAGTTTTTCACCACCAACATGCCAACAATTACCAGTAGCTCCTCCTCCCCCTCCATGCCCTCCTTGCGCAAGATGTCCTGAACCTTCTTTTGAATGTAAAAAAGTGCCAAGTTATTCATCAGAAAATAAATATTTACCTTCTCTTGGTCCATTTAATACATCGGGGCCCTCAAATTATTAAATTATTTATGAACTAAACATTTTTTATTGATATTAAACGTTTTACATTTTTCTTCATCTGGCACAATATTTATAACGCACTTCGCCTTTTTACCATATAAGGGTTCTCTACAACCGCTTTCTTTTTTTTTCTTTATCTTTCTTTTTTTTTCAGTTTTACATCTAGATCTAAAATTTTCATATAAAGTTCTAACATCTTGATACTTTATATTGGATTTCTTATTTAACATTTTGTTAATATCTTCATGTAAATTATAAATATATCTAGAAAAAGAATCTCTATTTTTTAATACCTCATTTGTAATTGGTCGTTTCTTATAGTTTTTTTTTAAATTATCTCTACAATGTTTACATGGTAAAACATTAGTTAAACTTAACATAAAATTTTTATAATGTATTTTATCTTCTTTACAAGGATGAGTTGGATAATTAAATGATAAAGTATGTAAGAAATGCCACATACTTGGTCCCCATATTCTAGTTACCATTCCATCAGAACTTGTAAAATGTTTTTTAGTAAATATATTTTTTTTAGTCTTCATATATTTATACAATTTTTTTATAAAAAAGATTGTAAAGTTCAAGATAAAATACTTCATCATTCATGAAATCATATTGATTTAATATTATAATTTTATTATTTATATCTCGATAAATCATTTAAAATATAATAATTAATATGTTTATATTTTAAATCTAATATATTTATAATATATTATGGATTTTACAAAGATGAAAGAGAATATATCAACCTATGTAACAAAAGAAACAATTATGTATTTTGGGATTTGTATTCTATTTATAGGTGTAGCACTATTTATTTATTTCAATACAATAAAACCACAAATGGAAAATGTGTATAAAGCAAATAAAGAATTTATAAAGGACGGACAATCTGATGAAGCAACATTATATTTATTTTCGGTTGATTGGTGTCCCTATTGTAAAAAAGCCAAACCTATATGGGATAATCTTAAAAATGAAGTAGGTGATAATGTAAATGGAGTTCCAGTTGTTTTCGTAGAAGTGGATTGTGAGAAAGAAAAGGAATTAGCAAATAAATATAAAATAGAGGGTTATCCTACGATTAAACTCATATATAATGGTCAAATTATAGAATATGACGCAAAACCAGATGTATCCACATTAAAAGAATTTTTAAATACAAGTATTCAATAAAAATACATTTGCATCTTCTTCCCCTTCATGAATTAGTTTTCTTCTTAGTTCACATTCCTTTAATATATCAATCCAAGACGATATTTGAACGTTACAAACAATTGTATATTTAGTATTTTTATATAAATGTCCCTCTTCTAAATTATTATGTGTTTTTTTTAAAAAAATATTCATAAAATCAAGAATATTTGTAGTTTCATTTATTTTAGGATAGTTAGGTATTGAAAAACGAATCGCCAAAATTTCTTCTTCTTTACAATTTGTATATTCCATACATTCAATTAATGGAAAATTACATATAATGCCGCCATCTAAATAACATCCCCCTTTGTAAAATATAGGCTCAAACAAAAAAGGGATACACGATGTCATTGCTATAGCGTCCACCAATTTTAATTCTGGATGTGTTTCATGTGATATCATTTCCTTTTTTAGATATTGTTCATTCATATTTGTAACTGTCATAAATACCTTTTTATTCGTAAATTCATATAAGTCTTTTAATGTAATGTTAACACTTAAGTCTTTTGCTGATAAAAGAGGTTTTATTACTTCAATAATAACTTTTTTAGAAAATAAACCTTTTGATGTATACAATTCAAAAAGATCATCTGGTTCAAAATCAAAAACTTCTTGCCACGGTCTTTTTATTAAAAAATCATCAATGTCATCCCAATTATATTCTAAAACAATACATAAAATAATAAAAATACCTATTGAACAACAAAAAAAACTTTCAATCTCTTGAAGTCTCCAAAAATTTTTCTTATGAAGTTCTTTTATAATTCCATAAGTACGTAGACCTCTAGGTCCACCTCCTGCTAAAACTATATGTTTAATAACCATAGTTATATAATGTCGTAATTTTTAATTACTTTTTATCTTATCAACAATTATGGAAAGTATATTTACTTTAAATGATGAAGATGATGATACAAAAATAAATTTAGATCAATTATATGAAAATAAACAAAAGCAAAATTTAAATACATTATCAGTATTCAATAAAATAATAAAAAGAATTCACAGTAAAATAAAGCATATTTCTAATAAAAATAACGCAGAACAATATTGTTGGTATTTAGTTCCAGAAATCATTATAGGTATACCTCGATATAATTTAAATGAATGTACATCATTTGTTATACATAATTTACGTGACAATGGATTTAAAGTTTTATATACTCATCCTAATTTATTGTTTATATCATGGAGTCATTGGGTCCCAAATTATGTAAGAAATGAAATTAAGAAAAAAACTGGAGTAAAAATAGATGGTAATGGTGATACAATAGAAAATGATAAAACAAATGATGGGTTATCGTTAATTACTAAAAATGTAAAAAAAATGAAAATAAATGACAATGATAAATATAAAGATACAGATACATATAAACCTTCAGGTAAATTAATCTATAATCCGGATTCTTTTAAAAATATAGAATTAAAAATCAATAATTCTAAGGATTAATTCTAATTTATTTCCACTTATTTTCTTATTTTGTTCTTTTAATATTTCTTTTAATTCACTACATTTTTTAGTTTTATATATTTGTATTTCATCTTTATATTTAACGATTGATTTTTTTCTTTCTTCTTCTTTATAATGTTTTGAACATAATATACCATTATTTGATTCGAACGCATTTTCATTACATTTTTCACATTTTTTGAAATTCATACAATATTTTTGAGGATGATTTATTCCCCTAATTCTTTTTTTTTCTTCTATTTCAATATAAGGCATGATTGAAGTTTGAATATTTCTACAATAAGGACACATAATTTCATCAATATTTAATTTTCTTTTATTAAAATAATTTTTTATTAGTTTTATTGATTTTAATTGTTCAAATAGGGATGAATAGTTAAATTTATGATTACATTCTAGTGTAATATAATTATAAATAAGTGGCTCACCTGTTAATAAACAAGTATTATCTTCAATCTCATTATAATTCAATAATTCTTTTTTTAAATCAAAATCTTTATATCCTTCAATCTTATAATTCATTATAATGATAATTAAAATATCTTTATGTTATAATGGTATCTAAAAATGAATGGGGGAACGCCATATGGGATTTATTTCATACGCTAATTGAAAAAATTAAACTTGAAAACCCATCTTTTATTAAAGAAATTTTTAATTATTATAAGTTAATTTGTTCTATTATACCTTGTCCTGATTGTAGATATCATAGTACAAAATTATTAAACCAATTAAATGCATCAAAAATAATAAATAAGATTACTTTACAAAATCTTATCTTTGATTTTCATAATATTATTAATAAAAAACTAAAAAAAAGGATTTATACTAAGGAAATTTTAGAAATATATAAAACAAAAGATTTAAATCAAGTATTAACCACATTTTTTAATAATCTAAGAAAAAAATCATCTATAAAAAATGAAATGATGATATTCAGAAATAAAAATAATGTATTGAATAATTTTTCTAATTTTTTAATGAATAATAAAGATAAATTTTCATTTTAAAAATTTTTATTTGTAATGATTTCTCCATTTTTATATACAGCACATTTAAACTTTTGCTTACTCGGTTTTTTACATAAAACATTATTACTATCTAGTTCATCAAAATATAATATATTATCATTTCCTGAACTATGTAATAAACTATACCACGCGGCACCTAAAATTAACCCGGTTACCCCACCTAGACCAATACCCCTTATTGAATTACATCCATAGGTAGACTTAGAAATAGCATCTACTGCAAAAATAGCAAATAATAATACAATTAAACCATAATTCATTTGATTATTAAATGTCATTGGTAAAACTAAATAAGCAATTGTAAATGCGACGAATACACTGGAAGAAGCAGGTTCATTGTATTTAGTGGTTAAACTAAATACGTCATACATGTCGCATACATGACTTTTAACACCAATATATTGACTAGAACCTTCGGTTGTTGATTTTCCACTACTTCCAATGCCATAGGGTTTTGGACTCTTTATTAATTGTTGTAATATTACATTAATAAAAGAAGCAAATAAAGCTCCTGCTATGAATACAAGTCCCTTTACATTTTGATTAATAATAGAAATAAAAAAAAATAAAAATACCAGTATTATTGGTGTCATAAATGATAGAATTGTGAATATATTTTGTAATGAGTTCATTATATATATATAGGATATTTATTCAAAAAATATATGTCTTTCCCAATTATATCTACAATATACCCATTTAAATGTATATTTTTCATTAGATAACATTAAATGTGGTACAATTGAATTATATTTTGATGGTATAACATACATTAATTGTTCATCTTTTGTCATATGTTCATAATTTTCTTTTATAATATCACCATTGAAATAAGGTATATGTTTAAATAAATCTTCTAATAAAGGAGGATAACAATAATTATATTTCCATTTCCAGTTGATACAACCTTCTGTATAATATTTATATGTCCATTCTAAACCTTCTATATAATTTAAACTAATTTGTTTTTTTCTTATTTCATCATCATCATTTTTAAATAAAATTTTATAGTATTTTTTTTGCCATCCTCTTATATTTGGATTTAATAATTCTTCTTCTTCACGCTTCACTAATGGAATATCAAGTAATGATTTAGGGTTCATTCGTTTCGCCATTTTCTCTCTATTTTTATATTCTATTTTTAGGATTGTTTCTTCTTCTTTTGATAAATATTCCAATAAATATCTTACATTTTTCCATTGAATTATATTATCTTTAATTAAAGTTTTATGATTCATTTTTTTTTTATAACTTTCCATTAATATTTGTATACCATTTGTTCGTATATTTAAGGCTGGGAAATGAGGCAAAAAATCATTACCAAGGAGAAAACATAAAAATATATAATCGTCTATTATATTTGAACCCATATCATTTTCAATATGTCTTGATAAATTTTTTATATTTAATATATAATTTTCATTAGGTTTTAATGAAGCATCAATCGAATGAATAAAATATGGTGTTTCTCTAAATAAATAAATATTTGTTAATTTTAAATGTGATAAACATAACATAATTAAATCCGCATCTAAACCATAAATCATAGTATTTGTATTTTCATGATAGGACTTGTTCGTTCGAATATAATCAAATATTTTATGTTCCCCTTCACCATCTTCTTGTGATGAACTAATAATGACAATACAATTTAAATCTAAATCATCAAAAAAATCATGAAGAGCGACGTCAAGTTTATTCATAAACGGCGTACCAGGTGTAATATTACAACGGCTCCAAGGAGATGAATCATCATCTTCTAATGCACTTTTTAATCTTCTTTCTTTTTGTTGTTTCATTTTGGCAAATGGAGCCAATCCATCAAAAGCGATAAATACCTTTTTTTTAGGACAAATCAATAATATATAATTTTTTATATCTTTACACACATTTTGTATTAATTTATATTCAAAATCTTCCTTGTTTATATAGTCAATATGTGGAAGTATATTATATATGATTGAATTACAATCCAAATAAAAATTATCAATATTATAATTATTATTTTTTTCAAGCATTTCTAAAACATCCTTTTTTGTTTTCACAATATGATTGAAATAAGAAGGAATACCCATAATAATAATTATATAATTTACTCTCTAATTTATAATTAGTCATTTAATTCTAAATTTGAATTTTCTTCACTTGAATCACTTTCACTATCTATTGTTACCTTTGATAATTTTTCTTCTACGTCACGTGTTTCATCTATTTTTATTTTATTTTCTAATAGTTCAATACGTTTGATTAAATTATCATTTAATTGAGAATTCGCTTGTAAATTAGAAATTTTTAGAGTTAATTCATCCACATTTTTTTTTAAAGTTTCAATAAAACTATTGTTATCATTTATTTTTTTATCATTTATTTTACCTCTTGATATTAATACATCTATATCTTTTTGTATATTTTTTAAACTATCCTTAACTTTTTTATCATTCGTATGAATAATTTTTTCATGGAGATATAAAATTTCCTTTATGGAAATAAGACCCTCTTTTTTTGTATCCGTCACATTTTGTTGTGTTTCTTCATTTGTTGGGACATTACTTTGTTTTGTTCGTCTACGTTTTGCAGCAGAAAGACCAGCCGAACTACTCATATTTATATTTAATATAATTATAATGATTTAATTACGCATATTCATTTTTATCACTTGATGTGATACATAATTTTGTATTTCAAAATCTTCTATACAATATTCATTTATATTTTTTCGTTTATTGATTATATTTAATGTAGGAAATGTATAGGGTTCATTTACAATTTGTTGTTTCATTTGTTCAATATGGTCGTCATATATGTGACAATTTCCTAAAAAATACTGAAAAGATGTAGCTTTTAAACCACAATGTTTTGCAATTAAATGTGTTAAAAAACTATAAGATGCTATATTAAATGGAACTCCTAAACCCACATCACCGCTTCTTTGGTATAATGAACATGTTAGCTCATCATTTTTAGTTACATTAAATTGTACTAAAATATGACATGGTGGTAACGCCATTTCATGAAGTTGACAAGGATTCCAAGCTGACATTATAAGTCTACGGGAATATTTTTTTTCTGGGTCACATAGAGAATCAATGATATATTGAAGTTGGTCAATACCTTCACATTGGTAATCATATTGTGTTCCTTTATAGTCGGCATTAAAATGTCTCCATTGGTGTCCATATACCGGACCTAATTCATCCTCTTGGTAATGAGACAAACCCACCGAATCTAAATACTCTCTACTACTATTCCCATTCCAAATCTTTACATTTTGACCTTTTAAAATCTTATTATCTGTTGAGCCCGATATAAACCATAACAACTCTTTTAAACAAGTTTTCCAGGCTAATTTTTTTGTTGTCATTAAAGGAAGAATACCATCTTTTAAATTAAATTCCATTGAAGACCCAATTATCGCTTTTGTATTCCCATTTCGACCGAGAAACAAATCTCCGTGTTCAATTATATCACTAGCCAATGATATATATTGATTTTCATCGTGTTCTTCTCTTTCGCCATAATATGTTTTTGTTGTTTTCAATACTTTTCTCAACATTAATTATTATTTAAATAATACTCTAAATTATTTAATTAATTTCTTTTTATAAAACATATGAACACTATTAGGGAAACTATAAAAGATACACCAACTAAAGGAGAAAATTTTTTTAATTATCTTTTTTATTTTAATGATGAAAGTAAATGTGAAGTATTAAATTTATTTCAATATACAGTTTTAGCGATTATTCCTACCATTATTATTTTAAAAATTATAAAAAATTATATCCCACCTGAAGATGAAACAAAAGGAAATTTAGAAATTGGTAGCGAATGTATCATTCAATTATTTTTAGTCGTATTCTTTATTTGGTTTTCTGATAGAGTTATTCGGTATATCCCGACATATAGCAAATGTGAATATGTAAAATATGATTCTATAAGTTTTATTTTACCTCTTGTTATTATTTTATTTACTATGCAAACAAAATTAGGAGCAAAAATTAATATATTATTTGATAGAACGCTATCCTATTGGAATGGAGAAAATACACCCACACAACACCAACCAAATCAAAATAATATTAGAGTAATTCAGCCATTACAACAAGATTCGGAACCAGTATCAAGACCCATGACAAATGACCAATTATTACCATCAAACCTCAATATGACCCAACCCAAACAACAAAATACACAAGATTTTAATCAAATGTATGATGTCCCCCAAGGAAATCAAGGCCCACCAAATGATGTGATGTCAGCAAATTCATTTGGAGGAGATAATTTTTCATCATGGTAATTATAAATACATCATTGTCTGAAATAAATTATTCTTTTCATCCATTTTTAACATAATTTTTATCATTTCTTTGTCTAACGTACAAGGAAATGTTATATTTTTTATTTCATTTTTGAATAAAGTTTGACCTCCCATTAATCTACAAATATTCAGTTTATAATATATTGTTTCAATCGCGCGCTTTAAATTCCTGACACCCTTTTCTCCATATGTGTGTTCCTTTATAATATATTCAATAATTGAATCACTAAATATTACTGTTTCATTATTGAAATTTATATTTTTCTGAATTGTAGGAAGTAAATAATGATTTGATATTTTTAATTTATCTTTTGTATCATAACCTTTCGTAGAGACTTTAAACATTCTATCTTTCAATATAGTATTTACTTTAGATTCATCATTATAACTGAAAATAAATAGACATCTACTTAAATTTAATTCTATTTCGCTAAAATATTTGTCTGTATAATTCATATTCTGAGAAGAATCAGTTAAATGTGTTAATATACCAATGATTTCTTCTCCTTTTGGTGTATCACTTACTTTATCTAATTCATCAAAATATATAACAGGGTTCATTGATTTGCAATGAATTAAGGTACTCACAATTTTACCCCATATTGCTCCTTCATATGTATAGGAATGTCCATCAAGATAAGAACCATCATTAATACCTCCTAATGCAATGAATTCAAAATCTCTTCCCAATGCTTTACTAATCCCCTCTTTTACCAACGTTGTTTTACCTGTACCCATGGGACCTTGTATTGCGATCGATTGTCCTATAGATGTGGGATTAATTACCCACTGTCCAATCATTTGTATAATTTGGCTCTTTGCATCATCTAACCCATAAACTGAATCATCCATTATTTTTTTACAATTTTTCATATATTCTTGACATTTCAATATTCCATCTTTTTCTAAAGAACAAGGCGTATTTTTATATATATTAAAGGGTATTGACAAATACGCATCTAACCATTTTTTCTGCTTATAATATTCACCTCCTCCTGGTTCAAGAGTGTTTAGCATATTTAATTTTTTATAGGCAATTGATTTATAGTAAATAGGTAGATCCGAATTTACAATTTTTATTCTATAAGGAACTAAATCATTTTCATATTCAGAAACTTCATTAATTTTATATAATAATGTTTTTTGTTCTTCCATATTCAAAGTTTTAAAATATTTCATTTCTTCAGAATTTAATGTAGCATCAAACTGATTATTCTGTATTAGGTTTTTAAAAAGATTAATATTTTTTTTTATCACATTTTGCTTGGTTTCCGTTTCTTCTTCTTGTTCCGTTTCTTCATCTTCATCTTCCGTTTCTTCATCTTCCGTTTCTTCTTCTTGTTCCGTTTCTTCATCTTCCGTTTCTTCATCTTCCGTTTCTTCTTCTTCATCTTCCGTTTCTTCTTCTTCATCTTCCGTTTCTTCATGATCAGATAATACAAAATCAGAAGATGAATCATCATCGGTTTCATATTCATCTACAGTTATATTATAGTTACATATCGTTCGATGTCTTTTTTTTGGCCTTTCAACATTCATTAACAATAATATTAAGAAAACTTTAATTATATTATTAAATAAATTGATTTATAATAATCTTATTATTATTCATAAGAATGTCTCGCAACAATTATAAAAAATCACCCTCTAAAATTATCGGTATCCAATTTAGTATTTTATCACCAGATGAAATAAGAAATAATTCTGTTGCTGAAATTATAAATAGGGAGACATACATTAATAATAAACCAGTTATTAATGGATTGTTCGATCCTCGTATGGGAGTTCTTGAACCCGGTATTATATGTCCAACGGATGGATTAAATTATATGAATACACCAGGATATTTTGGTCATATAGAATTAGCAAAACCACTATTTTATGTTCAATATTTACCATCTATCTTAAAAATTATTCGTTGCACATGTATTAAATGTGGTAATCTTTTAATCCAAAAAGAAAGTCACAAAAATCTTCTAGAATTATCAGGTGATGCTAGATGGAATATGGTATATTCATTAGCAAGTAAAGTAAAACGCTGCGGAGAAGAAACTGATACAGGATGTGGTTGTAAACAACCCTCAAAAATTAAAAAAGAGGGACTCGCAAATTTAATTGCGGAATGGGAAGGTACGGATGGTGGTGAAAATTTAACATTACAGCTTACACCCGAAATAGTATTAAAGCAATTTAAAAAAATATCTGACGACGATGTTGAATTTATGGGATTTAGTTCAAAATGGTCACGACCTGATTGGATGATTTGTCAAGTACTGGCGGTTCCCCCGCCTGCTGTAAGACCATCTGTAAAACATGATGCTCAACAAAGAAGCGAAGATGATCTTAGTCATATTATTGTTAACATAATTAAAGCAAATAAAACGCTACAAGAAAAAATAGAATCGAATGCTCCAGCCAATATGATTAATGACTGGTCAACTGTTCTTCAATATTATATTGCTACATTAGTGGATAATAAAATTCCAGGAAATGCTCCAATGGCGCAACGTTCTGGGCGTCCATTAAAATCTGTGAAAGAAAGAATTGTAGGAAAAACTGGTCGTGTTAGAGGAAATCTTATGGGTAAACGTGTAGATTACAGCGCCCGTTCGGTTATTACACCTGACCCAAATTTATCCATCCGTGAACTTGGAGTACCTATTAAAATTGCTAAAAATATTACAAGTCCTATTGTTGTAAATGAAAAAAATAAAAAGTTTCTATTACGTCTTGTTCATAATGGTCCCGATGAATGGCCTGGTGCTAAAATTTTAGAAAAAGTGAATGGAGATAATATTTCATTAAGATATGTGGATAGAGAGTCGATTGAACTTGAAAATGGTGATATTGTACATCGTCACATGCTAAATGGAGATTCTGTATTATTTAATCGACAACCAACACTTCATAGAATGTCGATGATGTGTCATATAGCAAGAATTATGCCAGTAGGTGATACATTTAGAATGAATGTTGCTGATACAAAGCCATATAACGCTGATTTTGATGGAGATGAAATGAATTTACATATGCCTCAAGATAATGAATCTGAATCTGAACTATTAAATTTAGCTGCGGTCCCGTGGCAGATTATAAGTCCTGCCAATAATAAACCGATTGTTGGTATTTTCCAAGATTCTTTACTTGGTATTCACCGTTTTACAAGAGAAAATGTTAATTTTACGGATAGAGAAATGATGAATTTACTAATGACTTTTAAAAATATAAACCTTGGAGAATTAAAAGGAACTGAAAATAATAGTTTTGATATTTTATCACAAATTATCCCCCCACTTACTATCAAATATAAAACAAAAAAATTCAAAGAAGAAGATGATTTTGATATATCAAATAAAGTGTTAGAAATTGTAAATGGTAAAATTAAAAGAGGTCAAATCGAAAAAGGAGTACTTGGTGATGGTTCAAAAGGACTACTTCAAAGAATTTGTAATGATTTTGGTAATATGAAATGCGCGGATTTCATTGATGACCTCCAAAACATTGTCACTGAATATATGAAAACAAGTTCATATAGTGTAGGTATTAGTGATTTAATTGCAGATAATGAAACAAATGATAAAATTGGAAATATTATTTTAGAAAAGAAAAAAGATGTTAAACATTTAATTGACAAAACACATTTAGGATTATTTGAAAATAAAACAGGAAAAACAAATGTTGAAGTATTTGAAACTGAAGTAAATAATATCTTAGGAAAAGCTTTAAGTGAAGCAGGCAATATTGGATTAAATAGTTTAGATAAAGATAATCGGTTTGTAATCATGGTAAACGCAGGAAGTAAAGGAAGTGAAATTAATATTTCTCAAATGATTAGTTGTCTAGGACAACAACAAGTCGATGGCAAACGTGTTCCCTATGGCTTTGAAGATAGAACGCTTCCTCATTACACAAAATATGATGATACACCAAGTGCAAGAGGGTTTGTTGAAAATTCATTCATTTCTGGATTAACTCCACAAGAATTATTCTTCCATGCGATGGGAGGCCGTATTGGTTTAATTGATACAGCAGTAAAGACAAGTCAAACAGGTTATATTCAAAGACGGCTTGTAAAAGGGATGGAAGATATTAAAGTAGAATATGATTTAACAGTAAGAAATAATAAAAATAAAATAATTCAATATTCTTATGGAGGAGATAGTTTTGATCCGGTGAAGTTAGAAAATCAAAATTTACCTCTATTAAATCATTCAATCGAAGATATATATAAGAATTTTAATTATCCAGAAAAAGAAGAACTAGAAGCCTTTAAATTATTATTTGAAACATTAACTAAAAAAAGATTAACTCGTCAAACAAAAGAATTAAATTCAAGATGCAAAGATGAAACTTCATTAATGATTGAATCGAGAAAAATAATTATTGAAAATGTAAATAAAAACGAAGATAAAAATGGTGTTTGTTTACCTATCTCCTATTCTAATTTAATTCAAAATACAAAAGGACAATTCAATATTACCAAATCTACATTATTAGACATCACTCCTCTGGAATGCTTTGAACTATTAGATTTATATTATGAAAAATTCAAATCGATTCATTACGTTTTACCATCTGATATGTTTAGAATCGCATATTACTATAACCTTTCACCATTTATTCTATTAAAACATAGATTACATAAAACAGCAATTATTCACATGTTAGAAAATGTTTGGAAAACATATAAACTATCTCTTGTAGCACCAGGAGAAATGGTCGGTCTTATTGCCGCCCAAAGTATAGGTGAACCAACTACACAAATGACACTAAATACATTCCATTTTGCTGGTGTTGCTAGCAAATCCAATGTAACACGTGGAGTTCCAAGAATTGAAGAGATATTATCTCTATCGAACAATCCAAAAAATCCGTCTTGTACTATTTATTTACATCCACACGAGCAACACGAAAAGGAAAATGCTTTACGAATAATGAATCACGTTGAACATTGTAAATTTGGAGTATTAGTCAGTGATATTAATATTTGTTATGACCCAAATGACTTTGAAGTCAAAGACGATTTATTATTAATTGAACAATTTAAATTATTTGAAAAAGAAATGGATGATTGTGGAAGCAATGAAGTGGATGATGATAACTATTCAAAATGGGTGATTCGTATCCATATCAATAAAGAAGAACTATTAGAACGGGATTTAACAATGAATGATATTCATTTCGCAATCATTAGTCTATATAATAAATCAGAAGTCCATTGTATTTATAATGATTTTAATGATGATAATTTAGTATTTAGAATTAGAATGAGAAATCAAAAAAAGAAACCATTATCGCTTGACCAACAAGATGAAATTTACAAGTTAAAAAATTTCCAAGAACACCTTATGGATAACCTTGTCATTCGTGGGATTGCAAATATCACAAAGGTAATTCCACGAAAAATTATGAATACTATGGTTGAAGAAGATGATAAATATGTAAAGAAGGAATCATGGGTATTAGATACAGTCGGGACAAATCTATTAGATATTCTAGCCCTAGAATATATCGATACTACAAAAACATATTCTAACGATATTCAAGAAATATACAGAGTTCTAGGTATTGAAGCGGCGAGACAATCAATATTTAATGAGATTAGTGAGGTGATTGAGTTTGACAACACCTATATTAATTATCACCATATTAGTTTATTATGCGATAGAATGACTTGTAATGATAAAATGGTCTCTATATTTAGACACGGTATTAATAATGATGATATTGGTCCTATTGCAAAAGCATCATTTGAGGAAACACCAGAAATGTTCTTTAAAGCTGCGCGACACGCAGAATTAGATAATATGCGCGGAATATCTGCCAATGTAATGTGTGGTCAAGAAGGCTATTTCGGAACTTCTTCCTTTAAATTAATGCTTGATATGAACGATATATCTATATTTAAAAGTGACAGAGAAGATAAAGATGAAGAAATTGATTTTGGAGAACTGACAGAAGATAAATATTGTAATTCTAATAATTTATCAATTCATTCTAACGTACAACAAATTAAAAAATTAAATCTTGGAAAAATAGATGATTATGATATGGAATTTTAAATATATGTGTTTTTAACCATATTTTGTTGTTCTCTTGATAGATAACTTTGTTTTAAATCACTAAAGGGAAAGGGTGATTTGTTTGGAGTATAGCAAGTATTAAAGTGATAAGGCTCATTTACAAGAGGATAACTTTGGTATGATTTACAATTATTTACTTGTTTACAATCCATGAACTGATTATATTCAATAATTGTATCAGAATTTTTTATTAAATATTCTCTATATTCATTATTATTTTTTATATTTTTATTTTTTAAAAAATTATCTTTGTCTTCTTTTTTGGTTTTAAATGAAGTATAAATTCTTCCATCACTCATAAGAGGAGGAAAACCTTGATGTAAATTATTAAATCCTGTATAACATTTATCCCATTTCATTATATTTAATTAGATATTAATTTTGTCAAAAGTTCAGCCTTTTTTGATTTTCGTGCTTCTGATTTTGTCATTATAGCATTGAATATGGCAACATTTCTTAATTCATTTACTTTCATTTTATTTAAATCGTCTATAGATAAATCACCTATTTTTTTATATGCTGTTTCATCATTATTGGTAATAAATGAAATATTATCTTCACTCATTACATCATTATCTAATTTTGTAACTTGTAAATTATTAGAAAAATCAAGTCCCTTTAAATCAGATACATCTGATAAATTCATAATTTTTACTTCAGAAACATCTTCATTATCAGATACATTGATTAATTCATCTTTATTTTCTAATACAATTTCTTGATGTGTAGTTTCCATCGATTTGTTCGAGCTTAATTCTTGGGTTTCATCATCACTTTCAGATTCCACTTCGGATTCCACTTCGGATTCCACTTCTTTGACATTATCACTTCCTACATTATCAGAAGATGGTATTAAAAATGTAGCACAATCACTAATTAATTGTGTCATTACAATATTTTGTTTATTTAAACTACTTTCAAGAAGATGAATTCTATTATTTAATATATAATATACAATACCTATATTTATCATCAATAAAGTAAATAGTAAATAAGACGTCATATTTAACATTATTATACTAAAAGACAAAAATAAAATAATAATAACGAATATAAAAATAAAAGAATAATACTATGAATGAAATACAATGAACTTATTTATATTAAGCAATGTGAAAATGTTAGAAATTTTATTTTAACATTAATTATTATTATTTTATACCTGATATATATATGGTAAATGGTAGTAGATATGAAAAAAATGGATGGATACATGTTTCAGTAAGTGGAACACCAAGAGAAATAGGAAACGCTCACGGTTATTTATTATCTTATGAACTTTCCGAATTAAGAAAAGTTCTTAAATTTACGTTATATAATGATTATGGTCTTAAATATGATTTTTTTGTAGATGTTGTATCAAGACTAATGCTTAATTCATTTGAAAATAGATATAATGAATATTTACAAGAGATTGATGGAATTGTGGAAGGTGCCAAAAAGAAAAATGTTATTTTTACTAGAGAAGAAATATTATTTTTAAATAGTTTATACAGTCTAGATTCAATTATGGGACATATATACGAAGTGATTGATGATTATCCTGAAATAAAGAAAGATCACTTGGATGTATTTACAAATAAAAGAATAAAAAAAATGGAAAGTCAAGACAGATGTACTGGTTTTTTAGCAGTTGGTAGTCAAACCAAGGATGGTGGTATTGTATGTGGACATAATACATTTGATAATTATCTTGGTTCTCAATATGACAATATTATGATGTCAATTAAACCAAAAAACGGAAATTCATTTATTATGCAAACATCTCCTGGTCAAATACAAAGTGGCACAGACTTTTATGTTACAGAAAATGGATTTATTGTAACAGAAACTACAATTGGAGGTTTTAATAAATTTGTATTAAAGGATTTAATTTGTTGTAGAATTCGTAAAGCCGTTCAATATTCTAAAACATTAGATGATTATGTTAGAATATTACAAGATGGAAATAGTGGTGATTATGCCAATTCATGGTTAGTTGGTGATATAAAAAGAAATGAAATTATGCGTATTGAATTAGGACTTAAATATGTAAATGTTGAAAAAAAGAAAAATGGGTATTTTATTGGATTTAACGCGGCCTATGATCCAAGAATTCGTAATTTAGAATGTGAAAACACTGGATTTTATGACATACGTAGACATCAAGGTTCAAGAAGAGTAAGACTAGAACAACTTATGACACAACATAAAGGAAAACTTGATGTAGAAATTGGAAAATCAATATTAGCAGACCATTTTGATGTATATTTAAATAAAGATAATATGTGTTCAAGAACTTGTTGTAGTCATTATGATATGGATGCCCGTGAATTTTTATCTCAAGCAGATCGTCCTCTTCCATACCAGCCTCGTGGAGCCTGCGATGGAATTGTATGTGATACGAAATTAGCACGAAAAAATGGAATGTGTGCTATTTGGGGAGCCTCTTGTGGTACTCCATTTGTTGCTAGTGAATTTTGTAAAAAAAATATACAATGGGCTGACCAAGAAAAATATTTATTAGATAGACCAAGTCAACCATGGACCGAATTTTATAATAGTCACTGTTCTCGTAAAGAGAATACTAGAAAACATTATAAAAAATCTTTAAAAATAACACGTAAAAAAAATTAAGAAATTCTTTTACTCGGGATACTTGCACTAGTAATATAAATAGAATTCTCAGTCATAATAATGTATGAATCGACTACTTTAAAAATTTTAGAAATTGGCGATGTATATTCATCTTCACTTTTAACCAGCAGTTTTTCACCTGAATCTCTAACACCTATTAGAATATTATTTTCGTCGGACCAATAATCAAGAAGAATAGGTTTGTCTTCGTTAATAGCTATTTTGCACGCGTGTTGTAGACATTGTTGATTTGGTAGGTTATCTGACATATATATATATATAGTTTTTAAATACTTTATATTATTTTTTACGCATAAGTATTTATAATTTTTATTTTTCTTTTGTTTTTTATTTTATGAATCGGTATTTCTAATTTACATAAATCAACAATTTTTTCATATTCATCTATTAAAATATTTTTAATAATATTATAAATTTTGTAAAGAATTTCTTGTTCACATTTTCCTACAATAATAACGCTGCCAGTTCTAAATATCATAATTGACATTTTTGTAATATTTTCATCTTTGGATTTTGTTTTAATAATATTATTATCATTATCATAAAATATCTTACATTGAATACCTGGATAGGAACAAGGGTCAAAACCACAAATAATATTATATTTTATTTTTAAAATATCATATAAACTTTGTCTATTAATATGATAACCACAATTGAAATTTGAATTGATGAGTACAGTTTCATATTTACCACTATAATTATAATGTTCGTTTGTTATTGTATTAAATAATTCTGTTACCTTTTCTAAAACTATATTTAAAATATCAATATCTTGGATACCCGGTATCTCAATCTTGCCTGTATTAAATATTTTTACATGAACTTCGGTAAACTTATTTTTAAAGAAAATACGAGAAATTAAAACAAAACAATTATAGAAGGCACCCTTTTTTTTTATTCTATAGGTTAATATATCCTTTTTACTTATTCCTATACTAATTTTTCGAACATCTTTGAAATGAATTCTACCTTCTGGGTTTTCAATGTGCCGAATAATATTATTTTCAAAATAATCATATTTATTTGTTTTTTCCATTATATCTTCTAAATCCTTTTTATTAACAAATGAAAACTTCATTTGTTTTTTTATAATTCCTTCTTTATACTCACTATACTCAAGTATCGGTACTAACCAAAATATAGTATTTAAATCAATGGGTCTATTCAAATGACATATAATTGTTCTTGTTGATATATATAAATCACTAACATTTACAATCTGTTTTGATACTATTTTAGAGACATACTGAATATCCATTCCACCTTCACAAAACTTTTCCCATTCTTCATCAATATCTTCCATTAATAAAAAATAATGATTGTTAAATAAATCAATTTATTTTTTTTTTTTTTTAGGAAGTCTATGGTCATATCCTTCTTTACGCTCTTTTAAAATTGTATTCCAACATTCAATAATTTTATCTTTTCCAAGTTCAAACCATTTTCTATGTCTGGGAACAAACACACAACTAATTTCATCAAGTTTCCAATATGAACGAGCTAAAAATTCTTTGTCTTCATTTTCACACATTATGCGGGATTCCCATTTTTCATAGTCTTCTTTGGATATTCCAAAAGGTGGGTATTTATAATTAGGCATTCCATCGTCTATAAATGAAATAAGTGTCCCTTTATGTTTACCGTCTTCTGTAAAATTATAATTACCATCTTCTAAAAATTCTTTTTCATTCTCATATTCTTTAAATCTGGTTTCAAGAAAGTCACATTCGTCCAAATTACAGACCTCCATTTGAAATTGCATTTGTACCCAATATTCCAATTTTGGGTTTCCATTAATTTCACGATTTACAATATTTTTAATTTCTAACATTCTTCCATATCTGCCACTATTTTTTGTAGTTACAATTCCATCAGGAGACGCAGCAATACAATCAATATCTTTATGGGGTATACACCCATAATCTTCTACAACGACATTAAATTTTTCTTGATACCATAATAATGATACTTCTTCATATTTTTGCCCCCAATGCATAGGAGAATCCATATTTACACTTTTATTAAACATTACAATTGGTTTACATTTTTCACAAATTAACTGATTATAGCTTGACTGACTACCAAAAACTTTCCATATATTACTTGCTGTTAAATGTTTATGACGATATTCATACCATTCATCCGTTCTTTGTTTTGGTTGGGGTATATTCTTCAAATAAGTTAATATTTCATCAATATTATCATTATCGATAGTTTTAAAAGTAGTTTTGAATGAACGTACAACATGATTTGATTCATAATAAGGTTCTACGATACTTTCAATATATGTTAATATCTCATCATCTATAATATCTTCAACTGGAATGAATATTAATTCGGTAATTGAAGATATCATATTTTTATAAAATGTTGGTTTTATATATTCAATGATGTTCATATCAATGTAATCATCAACCAAATGATAAATTGTCTCGTAAAATGTGTCATCCATTATAATATATATATTTGCATTATTCTATATCAATTTTTGTTTTTCTCTTTTTACCCAAGCTAAGTGAAGAAGAACTTGATTTACATTTATCAAGACGTTTTAACGAAAACCTTTTATTGTTATAAATTAACGATGGGATGGATATGATATTTTGAGTTTCTTTATTATAATTTACATCTTTCATTTTTTGAAATTTGTTAGATTTTAGACAATTGGATAAATATGTTTTCAAACTCGTTTTTTGGTCTTCGTTGATATTTTCATAATTATCCGAAAATTCATATAATTTATTTAGTTTACTATTATAATCTAACGATACCCATGTTTTTACATAAATACTATTTCTTTCTTCTTCTAAATATAAGTCCATAGCGTTTTCAGTGATATTTGTTTTTTCATTCTCGACTATATTACCATTTAAAAGCATAGTTTTATATTTTATATTTTTTAATTCTTGGCATTCGTTCTTAGACATTTATATAATTAAAGTTTAGATTTTAACCTATTTATATAACATATGAATAAAATAATAAAAATCAAAGGGAAAAATAACATTGACCATTTAACCAAAAAAAAGAAAGAACGGATTATTATGAATTCTTCTCCGGAAGAAATTACAGATGTATTACAGACAGAATGTTTAAATGTATTAAATAATAATACAACAAAAAAATTGTCTAATAAATTATATAGTTATAAGCAACAAGATATCAGGAGAGGGATTTTAGATGAGTCATTTATTGATTTTGAAGATTTAATAAATAAACTGAAAAAAAGTAATCTACAATGTGATTATTGTAAGGATAAAGTAAAAATAATATATAGAATCGTCAGGGACCCTATTCAATGGACCCTAGACAGAATTGATAATGACAAAGGACATAGCGATTTAAATACTGTTATTTGTTGTTTAAATTGTAATTTAAAAAAAAGAAGAATAAGAAAAGAAGATTTTGAATTATCTAAAAAAAAAATTGTTAAAAATAACTGGAATTAGAACGAAAAATATCAATAATATCATTTAAATGCGGTTTTTCGTTTGACAAATATCTACAAATATTACTAGAAACACCAATTGATAATTCAATTTCTGATATAAAAGGCGAAAATTTTAAACCATTATCCTTCAATATTTTAACAGAATTATAAATTAAATTCGTATCTAATTCTGTTTTTTCGGCAATAATTGATTCTAATAATTCTTCAAATTCATTATATAATTTTTTTTTGATATAAATATCTAAATTTTCAATTCTTTCTTGAGGTTCTAATAATTCCAGTATAAATATTTCTACTGCCTCATCTTTATTTTTCAAGGATATAGCCTCAATTAACCTATAATATATATCTTGCTGTTCTCTCGTAATGTGTATCATTAATCCAAAATCAATCAATCCAATTTTATAATCACCATTATCTTTTAAAAAAAAAATATTTCCTTTATGTAAATCTCCATGAACTAATCTTTTATAAAATACTGACGTTACTGTAAAATGATTAATTATATTTGAATATTTTTTTTTATCTTCTTTTGATAAATCCATTAAATTCTCCCCTTTAAATTTTTCCATTACAATTATTTTTTTATTACTATAATCATTATAAAAATATGGTATTCTTATATTATCCACATCATTATATAATTTATACATTTCCTTTATGTTATCGATTTCATTTTCTATATCACATTGTGATATCATCGTATTATGCGTATCATTTAATATTTTTAATACTTCAGAAAAATTTAAAAAAGGTAAATAAGAAAGATAATTAAAAATATAAAACAATTCAAGACATTCCCTTTGAATTTTTTCTTTTATTTTATTTCTATAAATTTTTATAATGACATCCTTATTTCCTATTTTTCCATCATATATTAAAGAAATCATACCAGAATTAGACGGCTTATCATTTAATAAAACTATTTTTTCTTCTTTTTTTTCGTTTACTAAATTTATATGTTTTTTTATTTCGTCTATATTATTTTCTTGTGAAGAAAATTCTACTTCATTATTATATTTAAATAATACTTCCATTTCTTTTTCGTTTAATAAATCAGAATTCGTGGAAAAGGATTGAAATAATTTTATAAACATGTAATTTTTTCTTTGTATCCTTGTTGTAAAATCTTTTATACAATTTGTAGTATTATTTGTTATTGCGTATCTTATTCTATACCAAAGACAAGTAAAAAAAATGTCTGTTGTTTTAAATAGTACATACATTATTATGTATGAACAAGATATTTTAATTTAATAAACACATTCTTAATAAGTTTTCCAATCGTATTTTCAACATAAATGGGTGTATCTAAATCTTCATCTAAAAGAAAATTACATTTCGAATTTATTTTATCTTGAATTAAAACGAATTGTATTTCAGCGTGCTTCCATTGAATTGGAAGATAACCTTCAAAATTAAAATCATTGTTTAATTCCTTTGTTTTATATGTTATATTATCGTTTTCAATATCAATAGTATAATGAATACAAATAAAACGTTTTTTCATCTTTATCTCTTTTAAAACATCCTTAAAAAAAAGAATGATAGTACCTCCTTCGCTATTTTGACATATGACTTCCATTTTATCGATTAAGTCTTTATTCAGCTCAAAAATAATCTTAAAAATATCATTTTTTAAAAGATTAAATATTTTATCATTATGAATGTCGTACTCAAAATAAAAATTATGTATCCCGTTATCTGTTTTTTTATATAAATTAATATTATCTTTACTACATATTTTTTTAATACTCATATAATAATAATAAAACTATTTTTTTAAACACTTTAAACATATTGACTTTATTTTTTCCATTTTTTGAACCAAAGAATACATCGGGTTTTTCTATTTCACATTTTTTACATAAATATTCATTAATTTTTATTTTCGGTAATTTAATTTCATCTTGTTTCTTTTCATCACTATTTTTTTTCATTATACGAAACACCATAATTACATTTATAAATAGGAATTAAGTTATTCAATTTTTTTAAAATTATGAAGTAAAGTATCAAAGCACTTATTCTCTACGTCACCAGATAAAATAGCATCTTCATACATTTTTTTTATAATTTCATTTGGACATGTTGTTCCTATTTTAATTATTTTTTTTTTTATTAAATATTGTTTCATTTTAGAGATATCGGTTTGTAATAAAATACCTCTTTCTTTATCTATTTTATTTCTAGTATCAGAATCTTTTAACAATATACTTATTTTTTTATCTTTTTTTCCTAGGTTATGTTTTATGGTTTTCCTTAATATTTTTTTTTTATATTCTTTTTTTTCTGGTTGTTTTAATGATTCAATCTTTTTTTGGGTTTTATTTTTCCATTCTCTATAGGTTGGTTTATTTCCATTTTTTATAACACCATAGGGTGGTTCATCCATTAATGGACCTATAGTTGTTTTCACAACAAGTTCTTTTGGTACACTCACTTCTTTTGGTACACTCACTTCTTTTGGTACACTCACTTCTTTTGGTACACTCACTTCTTTTGGTACACTCACTTCTTTTGGTACACTCACTTCTTTTGGTACACTCACTTCTTTTGGTACACTCACTTCTTTTGGTACACTCACTTCTTTTGGT